GAGAATATCGATGCTGGTGGGACAACCCGGATGTGCTGGACATGGTTCCCGATCTGCAAAGAGTGCGCGGCGTCAAGAGGCCGATCCTATTTCACGTCAACGATGAAGGTGAACGAGTTTGATTTAAGAGCTGCGGCAGACTGGCTTGAAGGGGAGAAAGATGAACCGGGTAGCCTGTGAGCGATGTTGTAAGCGGCCGAGATTACCTTCGCGGAGATTCCGTTGCGCGGACTGTGGCCGACTCGTCTGCCGCGCCTGTTCGCTGAGCGGTGGACACGGGAAGGGGCAGGGCGCAACGCGCTGTCATTCATGTTTCGACTGCGCGAACAAGACAGGCGCGAATTAGTGAGGTTCTTTGTTGGCCTACATAAACCGCATCATGCGGCCAACTTTGATCGGGCATTTATTTCCGTAAATCGTCTGCGCGAGCGCAAAAGCCTGTTCCCCGCGAAAGAGTGGATCATGGATTCAGGAGCATTCAGCACAATTCTTAAGCATGGCGGCTATCCGTTCCCGCCAGATGAATACGCGAGAGAGATCGTTCGCTGGAAGTCTAACGGCAAACTGCTCGCGGCGGTCACGCAGGATTACATGTGCGAGCGCGACATGCTAGCGATTACGGGGCTCACGGTCGCGGATCATCAACGACTAACTATCGAGCGCTACGACGCTCTGATCACGGCAGCCACCGGCGTTTACATCATGCCCGTACTGCAAGGTTACACGCCATGCGAGTACGTTGATCACATCGGGCAATACGGAGATCGTCTCACGCCGGGCATGTGGGTAGGTGTCGGCTCGGTCTGCAAGCGCAACGGATCACCGAAGCGCGTCCTTGATGTTCTGATTGCGATTAAGACAGAGCGCCCGGATCTAAGGCTACACGGGTTTGGATTGAAGATTACGGCACTATCAAAGGGAACGATCCGAGCATTGCTGGAGAGCGCAGATTCAATGGCATGGAGCTTCGCGGCGCGAAAGAAAAAACAGAATGCGAACGATTGGCGAAACGCAGAAAAGTTCCGAGCGCGTATCGATCAGCCTCTCGGCGAATATCAGGGCCACTTTATTGAACTGTGAGCACTCTATATCTGCTTCTTTACGATCACTACGAACCGATGAACTACCGCAACTCGACATTCAGAATCCGAGAAGACGCTAAGCCGCTTCGATCTAAAACAGCGATGAAGCGTACCAGGATAAAGAGATCTCTGCGTCCGACTTTGAAGAAGCGCAGCGAGTCGCCGGCAGAAACGAAGTTTAAGCGAGCAGTCAGAATCCGTGATGATTACAGGTGTCAGTTTCCGGGTTGTAATGTCCAGTCAAAACGCATCGATGTTCATCACATCGCAAAGCGATCACAGCGCCCTGACTTGAAATTTGAAGTGGGCAACGGAGTATGCCTCTGCCGAGAGCATCACGACTGGACAGATCATAATCACGATAAAGCGGTGAGCATGGGCCTACTGTCAACGGATAGTTACGAACTGGCAAAGAAGAAAGAGAGTTGAGGGGACCAATGCCAACACATGAACAGAAGTTAGCAATGCTGGAGATGCTCGACAGGTGCGATGCGGAAGCATGGCGAGCCACGGTTGCGTACTGCGCGCGGGAACTTGCAGCAGAGCAAGATTTGCTCGCGGAGATTGTCTGCCGCCGGCTGAGTTTGAAGCGGAGCAGGTCAACGCTGAATCAAAACACCTTGACCATCATCCCGCCGATCACCTTGGCTCAGTACTGCGCTCAGTCGGGTTAAAGATCGTTACCGCGGAGACTACGCATGCCAATGATTAGACCCATCACCGATCCACAAGAGTTACTACAGGCTCAGATAGATGAGGTTCACGTAGGGAATCTTGCAATGCGCGAGAAGATCAAAAACTACCGCGCCATATTGAAGGCTGGAGAACAAGCTGAGGAAGAGTTACGAGCGGAGTTAAAGGTATTGAAGGCGACAGAGAAAGGGGAGGGTTAGTTGTGGCTGAGAAAATCAAGATAACGAAGTCGCGGGACTTTTTTGTTACGGAGACACGCAATCTTAATAAGAACGGGTGTCCTTACGGCGCGAAGAAAACAGAACGGCGTGAGCTTGAACCGTGGGAATCGTGGGCGCTGGATATGCTCAGTCGCTATAACAACGGCAATCGCAAACGGGCATTACTGAGCTTGATTCCGATCCTTGTAGGTGAAACCTGCGAAACGTTGCTCAGGTCAGGGATGGAAGGCTCTAAAGTCACAGACATGCGATTCAAATTGGTTCAGGAATACAAAGACGACCTATTGTCTCGTTTAGGCGAGACCGCCGCAGACTCTGCCGTTACCACCAGAGAGGGGATGGATTAGATGGATAAGTGGCGCTGGGCCATCATTTCGTTCTGCGTCGTATTTACCGCGATCATGACGTACTTCAACTGGTCGCGGTTAGTGAGAATCGAGCGGGCCTTAAAGGATAAGGAGCAACCCAATGACCCAAGAGAAGGCAACAGCAACATGGACCAAAGACGCGCCAACGGCGGAGGGCGTGTATTGGTGGCGCGACTCTGCCGTAGATAACGATCCTGATGTTCATTTAGTGCAAGGCGAATTCTTTTATCAAGTCGGGTTTGCCTCGTCGGAGTTGGTTGCGAACTTCGGGGGCGAGTGGTTAGGACCAATAACGCCCGAACAAGTCAGCGAACGCAATGCGCTACTCAGTGAAGTAGCTACACTTCGCACCGAGGCTCTCAAGGGCATCTGTGTTTACTGCGGCTATGTCGAACAGTACGAATCACTAGAGCAGAAGGCGGGCGAAGAGGGTAACGCGATGCGAGTGGGGCATATTCGCCAGTGCGAGGCGCGGCCTGAGGTGAAGTTGATTGCGTTTAGTGAGCAGTTGATAGATGAAGTGGCGCGACTGCGAGAGGCGCTGGAGGGATTACGGCAACGTCACGGATGCTTCTGCGAGCTACCGCCAAATGTGGGGAGTCCAGATCATACCGTCGAGTGTGACCGCGCTCGCGCCGCCCTCGCGGGAAAGGACAGGTAACGGTGATGGCTAGTAAGTTCGCGCTGCAAGTCGCTGAGCGACACTTTGAAACAACGAAGACCATCGGAGCACAAAGATTAGCCGATAACGTGGATGCGGCGCTTCAGGAAGTTTGGGCCGTGCTCGAAGGGCTGCGCAATAGCCACGGCTGTTGGTGTCACGCCACTGAGGAATACGAATTCAAGCCTCCGTTTGTATGTGGCGAGCAATGTCAACGCGCTCGCGCCTTGATGGAGAAACTGGAGTTGAAGTGACGATTTACTTCTGTCCCGCGTGTTATGGGAAGAAGGTTTACTGCCGCGGTTGCAAAACGCGCCATTGCCTTTGTTCGTGGAATTGCTGCCCGCGTAAAAAGAAACCGGAGGTTAGACCATGAGTAAGTCAACGGATGAGCGCAAGAAGTCGCTCTTGCAAAAGTGCAAACTCCAACGCGACATGCTCGCGTTCCTTGAAAAGTCGGTTGAGAATAACGAGGTCATTCACGCGGCGACGGTAGTTAAGACCATCACTGAGACGGCTGGCGATATAGTCTACGGAGCCGGAAGGTACAACGAAGCACTCATAGCGAAAGATTAGACCAATGAGCACAACTAGGGACGAAACAATTGAACTGATCTTAGATCATTTGTTTACCAATGGCGACAAAGTAAAAGGGGATCGCCTGTTGCTGATTACTGAAGACTACTCAGGCGCGGCTAAAGTCAGCAACGCGCGATATCTCGGCGGTTACAGCCGACCAGCCATCAGGAATTTATTACAGGACGCTCTCAGAGAAGGGAAGCCACGATGAATAACGATGATCTAACTAAGGAATCACGCTCGGTTTACGGATTAGCAATGGGCGAACTTGGCTATCGTGTCGGCAAGGATGGAATTACCGCGATCGAGCCTATCGACGTGAACGGCCAGATGGCCTACGTGCCGTGGTTCAACGTCTGGCGTGGACAAACACTTGTCTGCAAGGTGAATGCTGCCCATGTTCATATTGTCGAGTACGCACCATCTAATTGAGAAGGGAAGCCACAGGAATGAGTGAGAAGGAACAACCGCAGATGCTTCGGATGGAATCAATTAGTAACGGAATAATCCAAACCGGGTTTAGCTGCCATCCCGTCCGGGGGGATAGCCACCTGGAAGCCAACTGTGGACCCACGGCTGACGGGAAAAGACACCAGCCGCCACGGGTAGAGTTTTGGTGTGCTTCGGGCTGGTATAGCACGACCGAGGCTCGAACGTTCGCTAAAGCAATCATGGAAATCTGCGATAAAGCCGATTCTCTTTGGGAGCAAGTTAAAGATCGCGCGAGGGATACTCCATGACTCTCACTACTGAACAACTACCAGTTGGCACGAAGATTCGATTTACGCAAACGCTTGAGTGTGACGCGAACGAGGATCATCCTGCGTTTACTTATGCCGTGAAGGGCGACCTCGGTGAGATTACCGGACACGGTTGTCGTGAGGGTTACTGGGTGACGTGGGAACATTGGCCCACGCCGTTTGGTGCCAGCCGAGAGGAGTTTGAGCCGGTATGACTACTGAACAACTAGCCGCGCTAAAGGAAGTAGCAGAGCAGGTCAAGGGACCATTCCAAAGCGCTCTACACGAAGTTATGTGGCGAGAAGAGTTTCACCAGCGATTCACTCCAACTACGTGTTTAGAGTTACTGGAGGAAGTGGAGCGGCTGACAGCACAGATAGATCGATTGTATACGTGCGTGGTGTGTGAGGCTACGCTGTGCGAACCTGAAACGCCGCCGCATTGCGAGGATTGTATTCTGAGGGAGGAACATTATGGATATGCCGACTAATTCATCAGAGGCGCAACCACAGGGAGTGGAACTGTTGCCGTGTCCATTCTGTAGACGTAAGTCGCTAGTCGAGGAGTTCCGTGATGGGGATGATCCGCAGCCGCTATTCGTGGTGACGTGCGAGGTCTGCCCGGTCAAGACCTACGATCAATTCTCGGCTCAAGAGGCCATTCGTATCTGGAACATCCGTGCAGATGATCGGTTCCGAGATCTGTGCCGTTCAGCGTTAGCTATTGCTAAGCGCAAGGGCAACGCTACTAACTGGGAGGCTTTCGTGAACCAACTAGAAAGGGCTTTCCACACAAACAAGCAGAAGGAGCACCTTGATGGCTGAAGCACCCGAACGGCTATTCGTTCAATTAACACCTATGGGCGGGACGATCTCTTATCTCAGTAGTCCACCTGATAATCGCAAACCCGTTTATGAATATATCCGCGTTGACCTTCCCCGCGCTACAGCAGACACTGAAAAGGCGGCACAACTAGCGGACGACTTTGCGCGACGGCTGCGGAGCATTAACAATCACGCCACGGCAGCGGGAGTCGAAGTGTTAGCGAAAGAGATCCGCGAACTCACTCCCCGCGCTACTGGAGAAACAACAGTTGAGACGGCGCTGGCCGAGTTACGGGAGATGTTTCCGGGCAAGGTGATCATGGTTCGACGCGAAGACAGTTTTTATCCGCCTGACGGTCGGGATGCCGCAGAGACGAATTCGATGGTAACGATCAAGATCGGTTACTTGGAATCAGAACCAAAATTCAGAAGCTTTAGATCGCTTGAGGACTGCATGGCCCAAGTGCGCAAGTGGAAGGAATCGCAATGACTAAAGACGAAATAAAAGATCTTAAAGACGTACTACGCGACGCTGCGTGGTCTATTGTTCGAGACTCTGCACTCTACAAAGATCGACTTCTCAGCAACGATGAATGCGACCGCAAGGCTGATTACTTAGCGGACTACTTACATTCAACCGCTATCGTGTGGATCGTGGATCAAGAGTGCGCAGAGATAGCACGCAAAGAAGCGGCTAATGCAGTAATGGAGGATGCAGCGTAAATGCCGACCTTTGGGCAAGCCATCAGGGCCGCGCGGCTTGGTTATCACTGGAGCGTAAAGCACGTGCATGATTCGGATCGACGCGCAGGGACCGCCGTGGCAAATCAATCTCTGCCCTCCTGACGCGTTACCAAAAGGGAAAGGCGATAGGCACACGAGCGGAGAATATCGATGCTGGTGGGACAACCCGGATGTGCTGGACATGGTTCCCGATCTGCAAAGAGTGCGCGGCGTCAAGAGGCCGATCCTATTTCACGTCAACGATGAAGGCGAGCGGGTTTAATGGCAATTCTTAAATGGACATCCTTTCACGAGATCTCAGTAGCGCTAACAGATGAAGAAATGAGCGAAGTTGAGATCGGTCTATCTGGATTCGAGTCAAAGTATTCGATCTATTTTTCTACTCGTGAGGTAGCGATTAAAGATTTAAGAGCTGCGGCAGACTGGCTTGAAGGGGAGAAAGATGAGCGACGCTGAATACGAAGAATTTATCCGATCCATACCGCCTGAGAATTGGCATTGTCAGAAGTGCGCGGGCCCGTTCGTCTTCGATGGCAACTCCTATGCGTGTGACCGCTGCGAAATGATGTGGCCTGCCGCCCATATCGTTCAGTTTGGTTATGCGGATCTAACACGCGAATGACCGCCTATTACAAAGAAATTTAGCGATGTTCAGTGCTTATAAAATCACGAGCCAGGTGAGCCACAAGGCTTACATTGGAATAACCGCCGTTGGCGTCGACGTTCGCTGGCGCGAGCACGTTCAAGAATCAAGGCGTGGTAAAACGGGCGCACTTCATGCCGCCATCCGAAAATACGGGAGCGAAACGTTTAACGTTGTGCACATAGCGTCGGCGGTATCACGAGAAGACCTTTTGCTCCTTGAAAAACTGTTAATTGCCCAGCACGGAACCCGAGCACCCAACGGCTACAACCTAACGATAGGCGGTGATGGCTGTCTTGGGCTCAGGATAACGAGATTCACAGCCCATCTGCATGGAAGCGCGATTTGATTGCGGCGGGATGGACCGAAGAGCGACATACAGTCTGGAAAGATCCTGAAGGCAACCTGTGGCGCGGGCCATATGGCGCATGGTGCGAGCTTCGGCGGCGGATAGCGAAGGAGTGTTTCAAATGACAACTAACAAGCATCAACCACCAGCACCGCCAGAGCGCGTGTGGTTAGAATTTTTTGGCGGCAACGTGCGCGGGGTATCGGTCTACGTTCCTGAGTGGCACGACAACACGCCGATTACTCACCGACTGGAACGGATTAAGCAGAACGGTTTTTCCTACGCCCGCGTCCACGAGGTTGACGAAGGGCGAGTGAGGGACGGTTCCGCGTGTCTGCACGAGACATGTACACGCCCGCTGGACTGTCGCTATTACTGCATGGAGCGTCATTCACGGCTTTGCGTTGAGCCTCGGAACCGAATCGGCTTAGCGCGGACGGAAGCAGGGAAGTGCGAGCACGGGGTCTTGTGGAGTATGGAATGTTTGTCGTGCGGACATTCAGACTTCGAGGCCGCGCCTGTCTCCAGTAGTGAGCGCCGCTGTGGAGAATGTGGTCACGTTGATGCGATTGATCCACATGGTCGATGTATGTCCGTCTACTACGATGCCGGAGGCAGTCTGGTTTATTGCGGCTGCAAGTGCGTATTCCCTGCATCAACTAAAGAGACGGCGGAACAGTTTGAGCGTGACTTTGCGGCGTGGCAGCGCAAGGTGAATGAAAGCATTGAGGCAACGCGACAATTAGAGATACTAACCGCCGAAGACTTTAACATCCGTATCAACGCACGGGCCGACGATCCCGCTCTCGCTATGGCACCAGCACCAAAGGAGCATATAGTTGAATGTGGGGTTTGGACCGATCCTAACGCCGCGTGTACGTGCATTGAGTCGGACACTCCCACTGCTGCGGCAACAGCAGAGATTGATCGTCTAACCTCAGAACTAAAAGCGGTTCAAGAACGTGCAGCATCTGAAATATCAGAATTAGCTGTGGCGGTAACGGATCTGAAGTTTGAATTGTATAACGCCGGATTCGAGATTGAGCAGCTTAACGCGGAAGTAGAGCGACTGCGCAACCAACGTGATTCCGCTCGAGCTAACGCTATAAATGAAGCACTAATTGCGGTTGAAGATCTCCGCAAGGCTTATCCTGAGAGCGTATTTACGCGACATCTACTCAACGTGGTTATCGCTGCGCTTGAGTCTCTCAAGCAAAAAGAATCCAGTTTCCAAAAGTGAGCGTTAATGCCCAAGTGCAACTTTGATTCTCCCATCCGTCTGATTCTACAATTGCGGCCGTGACTCCTGAAGAGCTTAAACAATGGCGAGACAAGCATAGGCTTTCACAATCAATGCTGGCCAGTCGTTTGGGCGTCAGCACTAATACCGTTGCTCGCTGGGAACGTGGTGAGATGGCGTACCCGCCCTTTCTGGAACTCGCATTGCGCACCATCGCGCTCGACCTAAAGCCGAAAACAAGATCCTCAAAACGGCCTTGACTCCTATATACCGCCCGTATATACTGACTGCCTAATTGAAGCGGGTCGCCAAGGTGCTTAGAACACCCCGGCAACCCTGACCATAAACATCTAACTAGGAGATGATCATGGCTTCCGCAAATCTTAACTCACGGCGTTCGCGCCAACAAACCTTCGACCTAACAACCATACTGGACGGAATAAGACAGCCGGAATACGTCCATCTAGTTAATGCTGATGACGGCGAACTGCATAACGGCGACTATTTACTAGTGGATCGCCTGCGACGCCCGCGTAAAGGTGATTGGGTTGTCTGGAGCGAAGATAATCAGCACCATATCTGCCGATACGAGAGCGCAGCTAAAACCGGAGAGATCTACGCCGTTGTTGTTTCATTAATCCGCGACTTCCGCAAAATCAAACGTCCAAAATCACAAGACAGAAAGATCTCTCAGTTAAATGACGCTCTTGCTCGCCTTGAGCGTGTGCCTGAAAACGAGGCTGAACGATTCAGGCTGGAGACGGAGATCTTTAAGTTGGGGCACGTCTCAGACATGGAAGAATGGCCGGACGTGATCGGGGTGCAGCATGAGTGAGCAGCACCCACACAACAAGATTGGCAACGCGATCGGCCAGTGCAAGAGGCGGTTATTTGACGCCCTTCGGCTTGGCGCGGATCTCGAACTCGCGATCAGTAACTTCCTCGCGGATCTAACTCGCGAGCTAGCCGAAATCGTGAAAGGGGAACACAGATGATCACCTTCACGTTCAGTCTATTCGGTCGGCCCTTTACATTTTGGTTTGGCTTCCATAGAGCGATCCGAGTGCCCGGATTCGAGAAGACAGGAGTGAGATCATGGCCACCCCGTTAAAAGCGCTACTTCCGACAACGAACGATGCCGCGTCCACCATCTCTTTCGAGGAGCCGTACATCGTTGCATTTGCGATTGAGGGGACGGCTCCGCTAATCTTTCACCGCTGGTCTTGCGAGGCAGTAGAAGAAAAGGCCAAAGCCGCCAAGAATAGTAAGGCTAAGAAAACCGATAATATCGAGAGTTACGTTTACCGCAACGAACTGAATCAAATCTGTCTGCCCGGCGAATACATCCGACAAAGCATGATTCATGCGGCGAAGTTCAAACAAGATCCACGCTCGCCACGCAAGTCAGCAATGGATCTTTTTAAGGCGGGTATCGTTGCGTTAACAGAACTCGCGCCGTTGAACGGCGGGACCGAAACATGGGATTACATCGATCAGCGTCGCGTTGTGGTTCAACGGAACGCCATCTCTCGGATGCGTCCAGCGTTTGCAAGGGGATGGACCGCCGACTTTGAATTCTCGGTAATAATACCGGAGTATATCGACTCCCAGTTATTGCATGAGGTTCTAACATTGACTGGACGGTTGATAGGAACGGCTGACTGGCGGCCCTCTTACGGAAGGTTTCAAGTCAGTAAGTATGAGGTTTTACAGTTAAGGTGAGGAACGCTGGGGTATGGTGAGGTACGGTTTGCGGAGGTTAGGTGCGCCGTGCTATGGCAAGCTGAGGATACGGCCAGTTTCGGCTGGCCGTTCTCTTTTGGTGCATATTGAAGCAACTGTTCGCTGGTGAGCATCGCTCATGAGCAGAATGATCAGAACTGCGGCGCTTTTTATAAGGCACTCGGATTGCTAAGGCTGAATGTGTGACTGGCTTTATGAAACTATGAAACGAGTTTTTCTCATCCTCGCTTTGTTCTTTGTGGCCGCAGTCTTTGTCGCCGCACTCTATATTGCTTTGTGGGCCGCGTCAAAGGGCATGGGTGCGTTATGAAGCGCTCAGCCCAAATCTACTGTTTATGTAATTGATCAATGTGGTCCTATCCCCACTGCTCAGCTTTGCGGAGCAGAGATACATTCCGGCATATTGACCCACAAACCATGAAGTCCCTGCACCGGAGAGACCTAGACGCATGCTGTTGTTAAATCCAACGGCATTAGTCCCTGACGTAAACAGCGTTTCCGTCCCGTCCAGCAGGACCGTGTACTCGGTGGACGTTGTAATTATTTCTAGTAGTCGCCAAGAGGCGAGGGATAATGTTGGATTTGTACAAGTGCGTCGAGTCGTACTTCCCGCGCCCATGTACACCTTGCTGTCAGTAAACGGGTACGCATCCGGTATGGCAATGCTGACTGTGCCAATATTCCAAAGCTGATTTCTTGAAGCAATACCTGGATCGTTTACGGCCTTGACTATCAGGAAAATATGCCCTGCGGTGAGCGCGGTGCCATCTACCCCTGACCATCCCTGTCGAACACTCGCACCTACATCAGCCACAGCCAACCCGTTGAGTTGGTTTGTTTTGAACGTTGGTCGATCAGTTCCCGCGGAGGTAAAGTTCTTCGCAGCGAACTGCCCAGTCAGCGTTCCCATTGGATCGTTGTCGGCGTAAGAGTCCCGCGAAGGTTCCCACCATTCCCAAATACTGGAGAGTGTTGAGGGAACGGCGGGTCCGGCGGGAGCTAGCAAATACGGATTAACTAAATTGCTCACTGCCGTGTACCTGTAAATGAAACCTTGAGCCCTTTCGCTCCCGTGCCCGCCCCATCAATATCAATCGTCACTTTATCGGTTAAGGCAAATGCTGTAGGACTGGATGTCAGCGCGGCGGGCGTTGCGGCTGTGTGGCTCGTGTCCTCGTTGGCGTCAATCGTCGGGTTAGTAGAAAAGATGGTAGTCCCGCCCTTATTTACATCGATTGTGATCGCCCCTGAGCTTGATTGCGTGGAAAGTCCAGCGCTAACGCCAGTAATGTTTACAGCAACGGGGAAGTAAAAGGTGATCTTCGCTGCGCCAGTTGTGATTGCAGTGGATTCATCGGAAACCGCAACCGTAAATTCAAATCCGAGGCTTGATTTAATCAGGGCCGCAAGCTGGGCCATTGTCACGTCTTCGGGATCTCCCGTGCCCGCAGTATTACGTCCTTTGATGGTGGCGTTAGCCATATTTGCGAGCTTGGTATTAGTAACAGCATCATTTGCTATTGCCGCACCCTGGCTTCCACTTCCTGGACCCGCAGTAACATCGCCAGTGAGTTCTGTAATGCCGCCGCCAACACCGGCAACTGCTGTATCAACATAAGTCTTAGTAGCTTTTTGTGAGGCATATTTAGTATCTGAATCCGCTGCCAGAGTGCCGTCTGTATCTTTGTTTGCGACGTCTTCTGGTGTGTAGGCAATGTTGGTTTGAATGACATCCCAGTTGGCCCCTACTGCGGCTTGGGTTCCTGAACTTGTGCCGTCAGTTTTACAGACAAACAGATCGCCAGCCTCAACAACGATTCCAGATGCGCCTCCGATCTTTCCTGCGACGCTTGCTATGTAGATATGCCCAGCATCGGCTGCGGGATAGTTCGGATTGGTGGAACAGTCAATAGTGCCTTTGTAAACGAGAGTGTCAGCAACGCCGGCGATCGAGGTGGCCAACTGAGAGATCGATGTATTCTCGTTTACCGGAGTGCCGACGGGATCGCTTACGATTTCAAGGAGGGCGGTCCCTGCGGGATTTGGATTGTTTGGTAACTGTGTAATCTTGCTTCCCATAAATTTGACTCCAGTTTAATCGGGTGAATGTAATAACTCTCTGAACTTCCAAGTTGCCAGCATCACGTCATCTGTTGAGAGCGCCTTTTCAAGACTATCTGCATCGATCCGACAGAACTTGAGGAATGATACTGAGCGTAGGTTTGTTTGAGTCGGCACAGTAGTATTCAATGTCAGGACGTCATTTGCCCCTGAGGTCGTTGAAGAATTGATCCGTCTCAAGATCATTGTGTTGTTGTTATACACGAAAGCCAGATCGCGCCTTGCCTCACTCCCTGCGTAAACTTCCGTGTAAATGTGACCACTCACGGTTAAGTTGCCACCGACCGCAGAGACGATTGTGAAGTCTCTTTGCATTGAGGCAACCCAAAGATAGACCAAAGAACCTGCGTGGTAGTAAAACCATCCTAAGAATTTCGCGATCTGCTCCAGACCTTTCAGTTTAACGCTGTAGCTGAATGCCTCTGCCGCGCTCGCAGTATCCGATTCGACTTCAAAGATGCCAGTTTCAAAGTCTACTTCGTGTGTTAAGCGATCTACGTCGTACTCGCGCGGATCGCTCCAGTCATGTGACTGCCAGATTGCCGGATCGTGGACCTCGTATCCTTTGTACGTGATCGTTGGCGTCCATTCAATAATTCTATTTGGAGTAGCGCTCTCATCCTCTGCTAGCAGTCTCGCAGTAATGCCTAGCTCTTCCACTTCGGCGGTATGGCCACGGGGCTGAATAGAGGGCGGGAGATAACCCCGTCTTGCCGGGCACACTTGACTGAGATTTGCAACGTAAGCGTTAACTGTTGGCGTCATTGGCACGACCGCCGATCCGGTGAATGACTCAACTTGGAGATACTCGGATTTCGTAACCTGCCCGGCATCGTTCAATTCTCGTAAATGAACATAACTATCCACTTCGTAGTCTTTGTACTGAGTCGATGCCGGAATACTTGTTGCTCCTGATGAGAGCGGAACTAGTAATTGCTCGCGATGCTCAAGTATTGGAATGAACCATTTCCTATCCTGGTAAGCCTTAATCTTTGCTCTTAGATCCTGACGTTCAGCGTTGTCTCGAATCACTTGCGCAAATTCAATCTCGCGGCGTGGTTTTGGGCGTACTCCGTTGCCTTCTTCCCTGCCTGAAACAGTCGTAGATAATCCTGACATAAAACTAAGCCGCTCAATCAGGTTCTGGCTCCAGTTGTGGCGAAAGGGAAAATTCACAGGATCTGGTTCTAAGTCGGAATAAAGAATTGCCGAGGGAACCACATTCGAGAAACCATTGAGAAGCGTGGCGTTGATCGCCGACTCGTAATGAACAGTGGTTCTTGTTGATCCAAGTGAGTGAGTGTAATAAGCAACTTCATCATAATGCGCATCGCACGCGGAGACCTGAAACGGATGAACAAAGAACCCCGGAAGGTCCTGGACGCTGCCGCTTGCGTTAAGAAACGTGCCGGGCGCATCCATACGATTCGGCAATCCGCTGGTTATAGTGGTCGTATCTTTCAAAATGGTATCGACACGCAGCGCAAGAGCATTTCCCACTCGCTCGAAAACCACGTGGTAGGATTGGCCAAACTCCACCGCATCAGGATTAACGACCAGCCAGCCGTTACCGGCTGTATCAATCACGCAGCCTGCGATTTGATCGAAATGATCGATGTAAATAAACGTTGAGCCTGTGCGGCCAAACATAGGCTGCATAATGGTTCCGAATTGTGCGCCCCCGCCGACTGCCGCGGGAAGTCGCAGCCACCCCTCTAAGGCGAAGTCTCCGGAGGGTTCAATCAAGGGATCGGTTCCAGCACCGATTCGTGATACGCGCGTTGCTCCAAATATCCCGTCATTGAATCCGCGGAATTCAACACTTGACGGATCAGTCTCGATCGGAGATGGATAACCATAAGCCTCTGGCGTTGTGCCGGGCTGGATATATTCGAGCTCTCCGTGCAGCTCGTTCCCTGACAGGTCCGTGATCTCATCCCCGTTTGCGGCCGCACCTACATTGTTCAGCCGCCAAAACAGCGCCGGTGTATCCGCCAGAACTTCGCTCTCATAACTCATTTATTCCAGTATCCTTGCGCTTCCGTCCTCAAGTAACCGGGTTGATCCGTCTTCTAAAAGTCTTAGACTTAATGCGGTCACGGTAATCGTTGCGCAAACCTTCGTACCATTTGTGACTTGTCTGAGTGAATAGGTTTGAATGCAAAACGTGTAAGGACCAATTGTTAATGCGGGCCACCTAAACGAGTCTTTGTTATTCGCGTCCGGGGCTAGAAACATAGGTGATAGGGTTTCGGTGCCATCAGGTTCCGTGACATAGAGACGTGCGTATTGACCTCCTGGCGTATAAGTGTCAAAGATAATCCCACCCTGAATAAAATTATCGATGGACCCGTCGACAGTTTCTAATGCCACTTGGGTTAAGCCATCGGATGGAAATTCCACGCTATCCCAGCTTGCAGACGGTGGTGCAGTATTGAGTCCGGTTGATGGATCTGTATGTGAGGTTCCTGAAGGCTCACCAAACGTCCGAGCTCCCGTTGCGAACTGATCTTCTATGCTTAAAATTCGGTAGTCGGGATCGCGCGCGGTTCCCGGTGTTACCGCAAGTATCCTCATAATCTTGCTGAATGTCGGGTTAGTCCATTCCCACTTGATCACTTCGCCCCGGTATCGCAATTTGCCCCACGAAGGCACAACCCAATTAGTTAACGGGCCGCGAGGGAAACTCAGCGCGCGGCCGTCTCGTGTCACTAAAAGATTGCCCGTCGTAGTATCCGCGACACCTAAGTACTCCTGTGTTCCGGGAACTGTGCGACCGCCTTGGATCTTCTGATTTGCCGGATCGATGTAGATTGATTTGCGGTCAGCGAAATTATTGTTCTGATCTTTGAATGCAACCTCTACTTTATTGAGTGTGTCTTCGTAGGCTCCGGGTGAATAGCGATCAATCCGCGTAATTACATCCCGATTCATTACCGGCAGAGATCCAAAAGAGTAGTCGCGCCTGATGAGTCTAAGAGTTAGACCAAGTGAGGGTGACGGATCGGCGATCATGTCGCATTGAGCCTGGATGTTTTTGCAAACCTCAATTGGTGACGTCGGGTTTTCAATCTTCCCGGTCCATCCGAGACCCTCAGAGTGCAAGGTTTGGGCGACGAGTCGGAACGAGTTAAGGTTTAATTCATCGACGGGAACTTGTGCGCCGTACTCCAGTGACGTCGCGTGTTCAAACCAGACTTCGACCGGGTTAGCATGTCTGCCGATCTTTGAATATTCAGGAACGCCAAGATTACTCGGCTGGCCCCTAACTGTTACTTTCCATTCCTTGAATCGCGGCGTGAATCCAACCCCACCGGCAGCAAAGTATCCCGATTCTGTAAATCCAGTTGGACCACGAGAGATCAGGGCCAGAATCCCGTTTAATCCGGGGATGTTTGCCGGAGGAGTCGCCAAGAGGTTATTCAGATAAGCATTGGGAGGATCTGTGTAGTTTCCCCGTGTGATGTCACACAAAGAATACTGCCCACCTTCACCGGGAGGCTGATCGCCGCCCCATGCCTGGGGGTCGTCAATCAGAAATGAGCCACCAGCGTTATCTGTGCCGGGCGTAGCTGCGTAAACAAGCCGATCAGCAATCTTAATCTGCTCAATGTGCCTGTCTGGCCCATAGCAAAGGGCAAATGCCTCTCCGCAGTAGTAGCGGTATGCAACCGTGATCGTATCAAGCAATGCCGCCGAAAGCCCCAAAAACAGGTAATCAGTCCAGTGCGAGTCACGTTCGACAGCTCGAGCCTTGAAGTCGCCGTACCAGATGCGTGAGGGGGTAATTTCTTCAGTGCCTGCCACATATGCTAGAGATCGCGTCTCTGACGGAGCGTTGTCTTTCCGGAACTCTTCAAGGGTGGTCTTGTGTGGTCTTTGCCGGGTAACTTCACCGAGAAACATTTGACCCGCAAGGAGTGCTAACTGAAGCCACATTCAGATAACTCCTTTGACTGCCGGGTCTACGTTCGGCATGAATGGCCAGCCGCCATGCTTAGCTCCACTATTTGTTTGGGCATCGAACTTCACGGACCAGACTCCGTAAGTCAGATCATCGCCCGGATAAATATCGGCAGTAAACCCTACGTCTAAAGTGAATTGAGGGAAAGCAGCATTAAGCGTTAATGTTTTTACTCCCAAGACAGTTGTGTGAGTGAGGATTGTTCGCATGTCGCGATCGGGGGCAATGATCAATCCACCTCTGAACCAATCATCCGGTTCGGATATTCCGGTAACGGTAATTACGTCTCGCTCATCATTAACAGAATCTATCGTGATTCCGGTTCGCAGTGTTTCGATGTCGATACCTGAGCGCGGATCGAAGATTGAATAACGGGACAATGCTGACAGGGAGTCATTAAACGATTGCCGTTCAAAGAAGTGCCAAACCGACTTACAGTGAAAGCTGACAATTGAGCGATCAAGTTCGAAGTTTGGGCGCACAATCCAGCCGTGATACTCGTGAGTTGCGGTATCCAGGTCCCGGTCATAGTTGTAAATATCCACGATCACCGGGTAGGCCGGTGGACCAAGTACCCAAAGAGCCGCAACGCTCGACGTATCCTTCATGCTGACGTCGATTTCCGCGTCTTCAGGATCTTCGCTAAAGGTGGGGGGTGTATGGTCCACTTGTGGCTTGTCACCACTACTGCTGTCACCGATGTAAACCTCTCCGTTATAAATTTGGTTCTCGCCAACAGCAGTAAGGCGCCGAATATTCCCGCCACAGTCGAAGCGGTAAAGAAAGTTAGTCTTGATTGGATCAGTGACAGCCATTTAGAAAGAGAACTGTAATTTGCCGATCCCGAACTTTGGCGGCTTGCCAATTTCAATAGCCTTTGCTGGCAGAATCGGGCCACCGTTATAGATCTTTGTGAACGCACCTGATGATGTATCTACTATGTCAAATGAATTCAGGTCTCCGTTGCCGGCCGTAGAGGGAGAAGGGAATTCCAGGATTACTGAATTGCTCATCTGACCATTCGATGAAGCGCCGAAAATCGTTGTCCCGCGAGGTAGTATGAGACGCGCATAACCCCCATAGGTGGACTCCGTTCCGCCCCCGCCGCGATTTGAAGGGGCAACTAACAACCGAATGTAGAGATTTGATCCGATAGAGATCGCCGTGCCTCTGTAGAAGAAGTTCAGGATCTCATCGGCAGTCGTAAATCCGCACCAGCCAGCCATTTACTTACCCTCCATTGCCGCCAAACGAACGCTTCATTAACGTATTCCGAACCAGTCTTTCAACGATTACCTGTTCCCCTTCCGGGCTATTGACGTAATTGCGCACATCGCGGCCATCGTCCAGAAAGACAAACCGGATGTTGCGAGGTTGATTTGTAACCAGTGCCGCATTAGGAATGGACTGGAAGGACGGAGTTGAGCGTTGAATTGACTCCAGCATGCCCATCTCTGCATCTGAACGCGAGATGAAGCCCCCGGCCTCGAATTTTGGAATTCGACCGAATAGCCCCTTCGTTTGTTGTAGGTATGCGCGGAGAATGCCGACTTGACGCGTAGCGTGTTTCGGATCTGTGGTGAGCACCGCTTCTGGATAACCACCCTCAACAACATGCACCATTCCACCCGGCACAGCTGGAAACAGGCCTGTAGCTGCACCTAATGCCCCTCCCAAGCCTCCAACTGCCTGAGTGGCGCTAGATGCGGCCACGGTGGCGGCAAACGCGGCCCCAGCGGCCGTCACGGCAGCGGCAAAGGATGCGGCAGCAGCCGTAAGGCTTCCAACCAGTGTTGTTGAGGCAGCAGCGCCTCCAGTTGTTAAAGCGGTAGCGGCGGCAGTGCCTCCAGTCGTAAGAGCGGTTCCTGCGGCTGTTCCAGCACTCGCTAAGCTAGTAGCGGCGGTCGTGTCTGCGGCTTTAGGCGAAAGGCCAAAAAGTTTTGAAAGAAAGCCGCCTGGCGTGCCCTTGGTATTTGTCGCATCTGGCTTAAAAAGTCCCTCCAGTTGCTTAGTAAGACTCTGCGCGGCGATCTTATTGAAAGTATTCAGAACGGTCTCGCCAAACGAGATCGCGGCATCCTTTAGGCCATCAAACCCGAGCCGCGCGTTTTGAAAGAAGCCTTCGAAGCCCTGCTCGATATTTGAAAACAACTCCTGATTGATTTGCTGACCAACGTCATCAATTACGGCCCCTAGACGTTCTATTTCCTGAATCTGCGCCCTGATTCTAAGCACCTCATCTTCCTGCCCCTGCGTCGCTTCTGCGATCTGTAGTTGAGCCGCAAGAATGTCTAGGAGTCGAGCACGGCTGATTTGCTGAAGCCCCAAGATCGCGGCGCGCGCATCTCTTTCATTCAACACACCGTCCAGAACTTTATTCTGTATCGTCTGCTCGTGAAGTCGTAACTCTGAAAGCGTGCGCTCAATATCCACGCTCTGCTGTTGGATAATGGCTTTCTTGAAAGAGCTATCCAGCAAGTCAATGAGATCACGAACCGGCTCTGGTAATTCATCCAATCGCGCTCTGAGTGTTTTAAAATCGACGGAGTTGAGGGCAGTCTGTAACTCGGGTGCCAGTGAGGTAACATCAACACGTAGATCTTGGATGGCGTCCTTGAACCTTTGTCGTAGTCGAATCGCGGCAGCGTCCGTAGAAAGACCTCGCTCTTCAAGAACACTCGCAGTAAGTTCCGTCTCCTGTTTTTGGATTTCTTTAAGTAGATTTGCTTCTTCACGCGTGAGATCTGCCGCTATATCTTTTCGTTTGCGTTGTAGGGTAAGAATCCTGGTTGAGACTTCGGCGTTTTGCGTCTCAAACTCAGTTTGTGCCTTTGCGAGTTCTGTCTGCTTCTTTGTCTCCGCGGTCTGAAGTTGTAAGTCTTTGGCGCGGCCTTTGAGTTTTGGATCGCGATTTATTACATCAACAGTGGCTTGAAACTCTCGCTCAATTTGTTTTCTGCGCTCGGCCCATTCATCAAAGAGAGCTCCACTAAGACTCTTTTCCTTGGCCAGTTCCGCATCAACTTGAGACTCTTCGAGGCGTCTTCGTTCAGCAAAGTATTTTCTGACGCTGGCAAGCCGGTCTTCAAAATTGGCCTTGAGAACTTCAAGCTCACGATCTAACCCATCCTTAGTGAGATCGAATTGTTGTTGTATACCTGTGCGGGCTAAGGCAATTCGATTCGCAGCCTGAGTCTCAGTAAACTCGTTTTGCGCCTCTTCAAAGTCTTTCTGAGCCTTACGTAGGGCATTAGCAGCTTGCTTGTCTCCTTTATCGGTCGCACCCTTCGGTGTAAATCCCTTTTTGCGAAAGACCCCGGCACCAGCTACCGCTTCTCCGCCTACATTTGGACCTAGGTTAGCCGCAACGGTTACGCCTTGTGCGGCAGCCCTTTGTAGGGCAGCGATAAACTTGGCCACGAGCACGGCGGCGATCGTTGTTGGATCTAGACCGGACACGGCCAAAACCAACATATCAATGAGCGCCGCACGGATCTGTGCGTCCGCCGCTACAAGTGCCTCAGCAATTGAAAGGATCAGTTTCGCTGCTAAAACCTGCCCGGCCTGAGCAAATTTAATTGCCTGCGCAACCAGAAAGGCATTTACACGGACGAAGGCGCGAGCAATGGCGGGTAGAAGTTTCGCGATGAATTGATCCAATGCGCCCAACGCCGTCAGGAGTATGCGGGCAAATGCGGCCCACGCTCCGCGGAAATCCCCGTCAATCAGCTTTAGGATCAGATCAACGAAGTTACCGAACGTTCTTAGAAACCCCTCAGTGACCTTTGTCACAAACTCAAATGCCACCCCGACGATCTCAACAATCTTCTTGCCGTAGTTTTCCCACGCGACAGTTATGAGACGGAGAACCTTTGCGGTGATCGATTGCAGTGTTGGCAGAATTCTTTGACCTATCTCATTAAAGACTGCTCGAATCCGATTGAATGCGCCAAGTACGGCGGCAGCTGCGTTTTGTACGAGCCCCTGAATACCGAGGAAGTTAGTCTGCCACGCCTTGAAAACAGCAAATGCTGCCGTAGCAAGTGCTGTCAGCTGAATGGCGAGTCCAGCAAGAACTAAAAGCAATTCGGGAAACCCGATAGCGCCGATAACGCCAGCCAACGCAGCGAATCCTGTAATCATCCCGCCAGCCGCAGTAACTAAACTTCCCAGCACCAGGAGAAGCGGACCAGCGGCGGCAGCGAGCGCCGCAACGGCGATCACGGCTGTCTGGACTTGGGGAGATAGATTTTTAAACGAGTCAGCCAGGCCGAGGATGAGCGGCTCGAGCGTATTTATGAGTTTAGTTAACGGAGGCAGGATTGCGTCACCGATCGCTACCGATGCAACAAAAATTGAGTCGGTGAAATTCTCGAAAGAATTCTTTGCGCCAGCGGCAGCTCGAGGTAGCTTAGCAAGCGCGTCGAGTAGTTTCCCAATAAATTCCTGAGACGATAAGCCGAGCTTTTGTATGTCTTCTGAGTTAACCGTTCCAAACGCTTGTAAGAGCGCCTGACCGACTGCCGGACCGGCTTCGATTATCGGTTTTAGATCTTGAGCTACTACCTTCCCCTTCGCGGCCAACTGTCCGAGCTGGACTGTAATACGCTCAAGCTCTTCTCGACCGCCGCCGGTTAATGCAACTGCATTTGCGAATTGTGTGAGAGCCCGTTCAGCAACTTCAGCAGAGAAACCTACCGCCTGAAGTCGAATCGATCCCTGTATTGCCTCCTGAAACCCAATGCCCGGAGACTTTGCGATTTCTCTCAACCGAGCGAGTTGCTTGCCCGCTTCATCTGCGGACCCGGCCATCACCTCGAGACCACGACGAAGGGAATCAAACTCAACGGCATTTTTAGTTGCGAGTACTGCTATGGCGGTCAACGGCGCCGACAGGGCTACGGTCAATAATCGTCCGGCCGAACTTATCCCTGAGCCGATGCGGTTAAGAGTGCCGCCTACCTTTGATAGTGACTTCTCAAGCTTGATTGAGGTTTGATTGAGCCGATTCTTTTGTTGTTCAAGCTTTTGTGCTGAAAGCCTCGCGCGCTCCATCGCAGTCGCGTTTCTAAGATTCGCAACTTCGAGGCGTTTCTGTCGAGCATCAAGCGCGGCTGAGGCAAGTTCTAAACGTCGGAGTGCCTGTGCTTGCTTCTCTGATGCCTGTGTAACCCTTCCAAAGTTTTGAGCGGTATTCCCCGATTTAACGTTCGAAACTGTTTCGAGTTTTTTCTTAATGCGGTCCAAGCCCTGAAGGGTAGGGTTGAGCCCCTTCAGAATTGACTCTAATGAAATGATTAAGCGAGTGGTGTCTTGATCCAAACGGACGCCTCATTAAATAAGGTGTCCACTCGGCTCTCTGGCGGGTTTACGCGCTGGTGCTCACTGTGGTAGGTGACTGTAGTTTATCAGATTCAGTTTGTTTGAGAGTTGAGGCTAAAGAAATGTCGTTGTACTTTTTGCAGCGTGAGCATTTTAACCTAACGACGCCGATCAGGTTGTGGCTGATCTGGCAGAGGAAGTTGTTGCAGTGGTGGCAGCGGACGTCAATCAGCACGGTTGCGAAGAGCCTTCTTGAAGTGGTAGCGCGCGAAAAGAGCGTAAAGAACCCCGCCGATTAGTTGGCCCGCTCCTACCCCCATGCAAAAGCTAAACCAATCCCATCTATTCAATCGTATATCCCCAACTCTGTACCGGAGCGAAGCCTGTTGCCTGGGCCAGCAGGCAACCGACCGCTAAAGCGCCACATTGCTATCGTGAATTCTTCAATGGTAAACATGATTGAATTATACACTTCTCAATGCCCTCGCGCCATTCTTTCTGCCTTGGCTCTTAAATGTTCTGGTATCTGTGCCCACATAGCCGACTGCTCAGATTTGAATCTTTCCTGCTCTTGTGGTGTCCAGTCACTAAAGTATTCGTGCCGTTGGGCATCTAACGCCTCAGCTTCTTTGTCGGAAATGCTTTCCTGATAACGCTGTCCGTCTTCTCTGGCTTGCAGCATTCGGATCGTTCGATCTTCCTGCTGCATCTTGCGGATCGCCTCATTAAAGCCTTTCCGCTCTGCCTGGGCAACGCGATAATTATAGATGGTCTGAACGCGCTCGCGGCGTGCGCGAGCGTCAATCTCGCGCAGGAACTTATTGACGTGAGCGAGGGTGTAGTTATTGAGTAGGTTTTCTAGTGGTCCGTGTCCGTGGGCAATGAGGTCGTTGATGTGCTGCCACCATACGCGAGGGCTGCGCGTTGAAGCCTGCCGAGAACCTTGGTGACCTTTTCGATGTTCTCGGGGGAGAAAAAACCCAGGTTCTTCTCCAGTATCGCTGCGAGGATGTCCAAACCCTCGAGCGGATCTTTGTCTTCCAGCCATTCGGGCGGCTCGTTTGTGGCAACGGAAATGAGCCCTAAAGCCGAGGGGCCACTAATTGAGATGGCGGTAACCGCCAGATCGATCATTCTGTGCTGATCAATCTTAAAGTTTCCGTCTGCGCCGCGCGGTAAAGCGAGGATCGTCCGCAACAGATAGCCAAATGGACCAACGTATTCGAGAGCCCGGAACGCCGGTCCAAGCGTGAAGCGCTTGATCTGGTAAGTCTTACCAAAGGCCGGGACCGGGACAGGAGTATTAGCGATGTCGTCAGTCGTGCTGGCTTGCTGCTGAGCGAAGGCCTGAGTAGCCGGATCAGTAATCATTTCTTTTCAGGCCCCACTTTGGTTTCAGCCTCAGCAACTACCGCTTTTAGCCCTGCGAGTTTTGAAGGCTTTTCTTTCTCATAGCTTCCGGTCTTGGCGTAGTAATGTGTCACGCCCTCAGTACGCAATCCATCAGGATCGCCATCAACAGAGGCGATGTATTCATAACCGGCCGGAGCTGAGCGGGCCTTGCTTGCCTCAGCAGACCACGAGCGCAGGAGCGCATCGGGATCTTTTTTCAGCGTGGCCTCACTGATGACATAAGTCTCCAGCAGTGCGCCATCCTTATCACGTTGATCAAATCTAGGCATTTTGTGATTCTCCCTCTTGTGATTACGCGTCGAAGTAAATCAGGCGCATGAACTGTCCGGTCGCGGAAGCCGCCGCCTTCGTGGTATCAACCAGCACTGATCCGTTGATGACCATTGTGCCAAACTCGTCGTTGATCATTCCAAGAGTTTCCAGCGGATCAAGTCGGCACTTAAATGCGTCCATCACAACGCGCTCAAAGTCGCCACTCACAGTACGCGCTGTGTTGTAACCATCAATGCGGATGTGCTTCTCCGGTGGCGCAGTCTTGAAGACTCCCACCTGACGGGAGGCGGCGTTCGTGTAGTCAGCGGTGATCGGTCCGGTCATCCCGGCCACGTCACTGAATACGATCACGCCAGAAGGATCAACGGTGTACTTGGTGCTGGTGATTGCAACGCCGTTGTCTTTAAGCGTCACCGCCGAAACCCTGCCGGTCGCTTTAAGCGCGTAACGCTCGCTAACAACTGGAGGCGCGGTCAACACTGCTTCGCCTGTGATAGCACCGCCGGAAATGGCCGCCGCGTCACCGTAACTTGCGACTTCAAAGTTTGCTTCCTTGAAGTCATCAACCGTGATCGTGATCGTAGCCGTCAGCTCGGTGATAATTCGAGCATCCGTAGTGCGATTGCCGGTGTACGACTCTTTGTGTGTCAGCGTGTCGGTTGAAAGACCAACCGAGGCGTCTGGGGCGTTGCCAAACCAAGCATAGTTAACGGGGTTGCCTGAACCATCACGTTCCGCGTGAAAGGCTGGGCCTTGACCTGAAAAAAGCGGCAAAATAGCACCTCCTGATTAGTTAACGTAATGACGATAATTGGAAGCGCGTTGATGTCGCGCGATTTCTCGCTGACGCGCCGCTAAAACTTCCCTCTGCCCGATTGTCTGGCGTAGCGATTCGCTTTGATAATGCTCAAAAGTCTGCGCAATCAATATCGGCTGCTGACTCTCATACCACTCCACGGCTTGCGCTACTTGCTCACTGCTCCAGTTGTGAGCATAGAAGACGTGCTCTACAAACCCGGCCAGGTGAACAACTCTGCGACATTCACTCGTGATCGGGCCGATATCAAGCGCTCGCTCTCCCTCAGTTTTACACTCACCCCTGCGGTTGACGATTCTTCGCCCCTCTTCAACACACGTGCGCGGGCGTGCGCCAGGGCAGATAGCGGGCATCTGGAAATACTTACCAAAGTACTTCCGTTGAACTTCGCGGAAGTATTCAATATCGGCGCCGCGAGTCGCTTCCGTCCACGGACGTTTTGCAACGAGAGAATGGACCGCTTCGGTTGCCGCGCCCCAAACATCACTGAATAGATCATCGGCGTTGGCAACGCGAACGAATGGATCGCCCTGATGTGATTCGGGTCGAAAAGTCCGGCCCTGCCTTATAGCCTCACTTAATCGCATCTTTTGCAAATTCTCCCTTTAGTCGAAGTCCGGTCACTGACTCCCGGTAAGCCTTTTCTTTATCGAATCGCTCAATAACAAAGAACTTGCCGCGCTTGCCTTGATGGCGTTCGTCGCAACGCGCCTCAGCAGTAATTTTTACACTCGCAAATTCGTCGGAAATCAAGTCAAAGCTCTGTCCTGCCCTAGTAATGACGCGATGCAGTTCAAGCCGGACTAATCGACCCCAGCCGACACCCTTCGCATCAGTAGTCGCCGTATCGATCCCGTCAAAGAACAGCGCATACTCAAAAGGCGCTGATTCACCGATATCGAATGCCAGCACGTTATGGTTCGGGTAATGAGCACGAAGATCATCATCAGCAAGTGAAGTAAATTCATTCGTAGTCGATTGCCGGATCGTGGAGCCGCAAATAACTTCCAGATTCACTTCGTCAAGTCGCTGGACGTAGAACTCAATCTCTCCCGTCAGGAAACTGACCGTAAACTTTGGGACATTACCAACGAAGCGCACATCACCCATGTTGCCCTGAGCGTCTAATTTTGCCGCTCTAAGTTTTCCTTGCCCGCTATAAAGTTCCATACATCAGGTTCCTTCCAATGGCTCAATAAGCCTTAAAGTCAATAACATCTCCGCAACGTGGACCAGGACCATACCAAACGCGTCAGGAGCAAATGAAGGCATCTGTACTTTGTCATGTCCCTCAATAAATTCTGCCGGCCCTGCTTTCATGTTCACCACCGTCGCAAATCCTAACTTTGGAGCGCTATTGATCGTTGTCCTGATCAACTCTACGTTTGTTGACGCTACGTTTTCGCTGCCTTCACCCATTTGGTAGAAGTACGTCAACCGAAACCGTCTCGTGATTCGATTCCTACCCCGCGCCTGCGTCAAAGATCGGACAGCATCTTCCGGCGGTGGTGTCTGACTGAACGATTCTTCGGAAATCATCAGGCAGTTAATGCGCTGAATCGTTCCACCACCTTCGATTGAGACCGTATCGAGATCCGACCTCAGGTTCGACGGGTCTTCACCGCTATCCGCTCGGAATGCAAAAGCTAATTGGTCAATGATCTTTGCCTTCTTCGTTCCCGAAGTGGCGATTACAGGAGTCAATAAAGTCGCGAGCTGCGTCTTAATCTCATTTGCTGTCGGCGGCGGCATACGTGCTATTCTGTTCCGGGACGGCCACTCCGGGTGGAAACACTTCCCGTTTCGAGTTACGGGCCACAGCGGGTTGGCCGCTGGGTGACAACAAGTTCCTTGGCTCCGACCGTCCCATCACGCCCTTGTCAGGTTTTGAGCAAACTCGCGCACCTTCAATAAATGAATATCCCGAATCTCACCACGTGACTCTGCCAGTGCAATCCGAGCAAATCTTCGGGCAGCCATGCCAGGACGTTTGCCATACTTGTATCCGCGCGGTGCTGGCTGGCCTGTCGTTGAACCTCTTCGACCAGTCCCGTATTCACCAAAGATCATGTAGAAAGCAGTCGGGAAGAGACGGTAGATCTTCTTTAACCCTTCGGTCACAAACTCTTCCTGCAAAGATCGTAATCCTGCGCCGGTGCGATAGAAGCGTGCGCGTATGCTGCTCTCAACATGACGGCGCAAGATTGGCGCAGAGTCTTGGAGCGCTTCATCTCGCGCCCTTTCCAGATCGCTCTGGTAATGCGTGAACACTCGGCCAAGTTTTAGCGTTACCAGATCGCTCAACTTAGAACCTTTCTTGCCTGCGCTTTATTTCGAGCGAGCTTTCTGACGATGATGTCATCCTTAACCCCGGACGCACTGAAACGCTCAATTGTGCGCGCGTCGTCAACAAGCACGATTCGCATGTCGGTCTTACGCACGACGCGATCTGATTGCGCGCGTTGCTGTGTAGCCTTGGTCGCCATTACAACTCCGCTCAAACCAATCAATCCCGCAATGAAACCTCGTCGATTCACGCCAACTGCTCCCCTATCGCCTGCACCTTAAATTCGTAACTGGGCACGCTGCCGGTAAATGAGTCTTTACCGATTATCTTATAGTTCATTCCTTTAATTCTGACTGCGGTCATTGTCTTGAGGTGCGTTAACCGATCACCTTGAAGATCTTCCACAAACAGCTTGAAATATCTTGGCCCAGCTTCAATGTCCTGATATTCATGACGACCCAAATCCCAGTTAGTTGTTAACGTTGCGAGCGTCGTATATGGACCATTCCCTTTCAGTAGCAATAAGGTGTCTGTGCCAACGAATAGCTGGCGGCTAACGTTATGCCCTGCCGCCCTTGCGGTTGCCACGTCACTAGGAAACGTCATGCCCTCACCACGCTTATCTCTCGCCTGAATGGCCGGAAACTATTCGCGATCTCAATACACCGCTTATACATCTGAGAGATCTCCGGTTCACCGTCCGCGTCTATAAACTGGCTGGACTTCCTGGCTTTCAGTAACCAGCATGCGTGCGCGGCACGTTCGATGTCGTAGACATTATATTCCGCTCCCACTATTCGCGGGTTAAACCTCGCTGTCCCGATCTCGCGCCATGTCAATTGCGGATTGCTCGTGCCCTCCCCAATTAAGGCGCCTGAGTATATCGGCCAATCGTTTGCGATAAGCTCCGTGGCCTGAGAGGTTCCGGGTTGCTCGACCTGATAAGCGTGGCCATTGCCGACCACTACCACGCTCCCCGCAACATAGGCGGTATTGATGGCCCACCTACTCGCGAGTTTGGCTCGATCAATCTCAGTTTCTATCTCCGTAGAGGTTAATGTTGGAGCCACCGCAGATTGAACCAGCGTGTTGACGATTGTGATGGCGTCACTCCTGTCAGAAGCGTCAGACATTAATTACCTTTATGTCCCGATCGCGACCCATGCAATCTTCACGTTGTCGGTGAAATCGGTCGCGGCTATCGGGGTAACATCATTAACCGCAGTGGGCTTGTAAGTGGTGATTAGGATTGAGCCAGCCGCGGGAGTGCCGGCCTGATCACCGATCGAGCCTGCGCAGAATAATTGATTGACTGTCGGTGCTCCGCCAAAGGCAACAATTACCGCGACCACCGTTGCAAGGCCAGTAACTACAGTATCTGACGCCGCAACTTGCGTATGTACACCGCGAGCAATCTTGTAACCAGCACCAACGCCCTGCGTAAGAAGTTCAAGTTGCGCTTTTGTCAGGTTGGTTAGCTTGGTAGCCGCTTCAGACTGCGCTTGATCGGATTCCGGGTTATAGGACATTTATTTCTCCTTTAGCGCGTCTTCAATGGCTCCAAATCGCTTTTCGCCAATGTCGGGTACGTCTTTGTACCAGCCCTCTCCCCTGGCGACGAGTTTGCGCACCTTTGCATAGGTGCCATAACCAGCCGCATCTAGCGCAGAGCGCGAAGGAAAGTCATCAGGTAGTGGACCACGCAGAGTCATATTTAGATCATCGTCGTCATCTGCCTTATGTTCCAATTCAGCCAGCGGCAACGCCATTTCTGGCATTAAGCCCGTGACGGTTTCTGGCCTGATCGGCTTATGCACGTTCTCGCCTTCCAGCGAGACGATCGGTACTTCCATTGTGTACTCCCCAGATGCCACGGCCTCCTTAGCGTCCACCGGAAATACATCCTGATGGGATCCGTCAGACTTGTGGTAGATCCGCACTTGCTGTGGCGCTGGTGAATCTTTGATTACCTGTCGGGTTGACGTGACCTTGTTAGTTGTTGCCACTACTTCCTTTGCCATCCGAACTTCTCCTTTTTCTGAAACCCAAAACAACTAAAGGGGCTTGACTGCTGGTTACGGCGCCGGGCTATTCCTTTGCAACAAATGCCGTGAAGTTGATCCCGGTGGCGATCGCGCCCGTCACGACTGTAAAGCCGCGGATATAGCGATAGTAGACGTTGTTTCGTTCGTTAGTGAACGGCAGCACGTAGCGTCCGGCGGCATCATCAACATCAACTCCTGATCCGGCATAGGCAGCTCCGATGGTTGAGCCGTCACCCACTGGAAGTGCGGCCAGGATCACGATGTCTGAGGCAAACGTTGCGCTATTACTACCCTGAATTAACAGATCGTAGCGTTCGTCTCCAGAGGCGATCTCCAGTGCGCTAATGTCCATCACGCATTTTCCGCAGAAGCGGCCGGTGCCGACATCAAGAACTTTGGCAGATCCGCCGACGCCCCATGCGGCATCAGCGGCAACGAGACCTGTGTCTTTCATTTCCAAGTCTGCGTCATACGTGTAAGACTCGCGGTGTTTTGCAGCGGTGTAAGTCATATCGTTTTCTCTCCTATGCAGCCGCCTTACGCGGTAACTGCGGCATTGCTAATTGACCACAGACGCGCAGCAGCGCGCGGATGAAACAGCGCGATTCCTGCGTACCACTCGACTCGCGTTCGCTTTACTGGCTGCGTTTGCAGTTCACCAAGATCGCGCACGCTCATCACTCCACTTTGAATGCCCTGTAGCATTCCTTCCATGAACGACACAACATAGATCGAAGTCGCAGTGGCAGTGCCTGAGGTTGCCGCCTCTGTGAACGGAAGGATTTCGTTGCCGGCGTTGTCCTGCTCGATGATTAAAATCGGTAAGTCGTTGTATTGCGTCACGCGACGGCCAAACGCATCTACTGTGTAGGTGATATTTCCGCTAACGGTTTCGGTACGAGCGGCCGCTGTAAGCAACCGGCGCATCGTCTTGTTCATGATCAAGTGCGTCGGGTTGTCTACCGCATCAATCGCCTCATCCAACTTAGCTAGGCTCAGCGGCGTGCCGTTCGCGGTGGCGCCGGCAGCGATCTTTTGCGTGCCCGTGAGCCTTACTTGCAGCCCGTCGTACAGCCGCGGATCGACGGTGGAGTCGCCCTTGATGATTGCCTGCGACCAACGCAGCGCAAGTGCTTTGGTTTTCATTGCCTCCTGCACGGCGCGTTGATCCTGGCCCATCGTTTCGAGGATGAACACATCGACGTCGAGATCACCACCCGCAATTACTAGAGGCTCAGTGACGGGATTGATTACGCCGGTAGACTCCGTGTAGGCTTCATTAACGCCGCGAAAGCCAATACCGGGCAAAGTCTCTTCGCGGTTGTATTGAAGGGCATTACCGGCAATAGTGTCGAAGGGGAGCGTTCGCAGGATGTCCGAGCTCGCTGCAAACAGTTCAATAATCGCGCTGCGCTTGACTTCTCCTGAGTGGAGTTTCGCAGCTTCTACGAGCGTCAGTGCCATAAGGTCTCCTGATTAGCGCCCGCCGTAGAAATTTATTACCTAAGCAGCGGCTGATTGCTTATTGGCCGCTTTCAGGCGTTCCACGGGCGAAAGCTTGGATAGATCGGCTCCCTGAACCGAGCGCCCGTCATGAGTGGCCCCACCACCGCCGACTGTGTTTGCATCAAAAGCCCTGAGATAGTCTTCTGACACCTTCATTTCCTCAACCAACTGCTCGATCGTCATTGGCGTGCCTTGCGCATCCCCAATGCGCGGGTTGCCCTTCTCATCAATTACCTTAGCGGTAAACTTCCCGTCTTCGTTGAACACCTTAACCCTGGCCTTAACGTGCGGCTCAAGAAGTTTCACCGCCTTTGTATGCTTCGACAGCGCCGAAACGACTTCCGCGTCAACCAACTTGGCTTCAAGAGCACTGGAGAGCGATTTAATACTTGTTTCGCGCTCTTCGATTTCTTTTTGGTGCTTATCAAGTAGCTGCTTTTCACGTTGGGCAGCTTGGTCCTTTAACTGCTGCTCCAATACTTGCCACTGGCCTTTGCCTTCGAGTGCAGCTCGCTCAGCGGCCTCATGAGCTTCCATCAGTTCGGCGTATTTCGCCGGATCGATGCCGCTGTATCCGGCCAGATCATCTTTTGCCTTTTTAAGATCCGCGAGCACCTTGTCGCGGTTCTGTTTTAGCCCCGCGACTTCTGAAGGAGTCTCAAACTCAAAAGTGTACTTGCCGTCCTTTTCAGCGCACAGCTTCTGTTGCGCCACGGGTAGGGCGTCAAACTGTTCTTTTGTGTATTCGATTAGCATTGGCTTCCTTTGCTGTTGTGACTCGGCCTCACCGAGATCTCGTGAACGGAAAATATCTATAGCATCTTTCGGATCTTTAAGTTTGTGGACACGCGCCCCGCGCTTAGCTAACTCGCCCTGAATCTCGCGAAAGACCGTGAACATCCCCTTGGTCATCGACTCCTGACCGGGTAGTCGCATCTCAAACGGATGATGAAGTGTCAGAATATCCGCGTCTAATGGCTTGTCAGGATTTGCACGCAGCCACTTTCTGAGTGCTCGCGCCATCTGCACGCCTTCAATGATCCAATCCCCTTGATCGTCAAACCACTTACTCGCAAAGTCACTTGATTCGCTCCAGCCGAGATGCTCAACGTCATGACTACATCGAAGAGTTTTGATTCCGAGTTCATCTCTTAGTTTCTCGGATAAGGTTGATTTGCCAGCCCTTGGACCTCCGATGATGATGATCCGACGTGACATGCATCATCCCCGCGGCCCTGCATAAGGCTGATTTTCGGTCGGAGAAACACCCCGCACAGAATGGCCTTCCAGAACGAGGCGAGTTAAATCCTGTGTAACCGACTCGCATCGCTCTTCGATCTGCTTTAGCGTGGCGTTGTTGAACTTCTGCGCCTCGCTTTCAGGCACAAGCAGCCTAAGCATGTCGCGGGCGTAGTCCGAAAGTGGGGCGACAAACAAGTGCATCAACTCGTGAACCAAACCCTCACGCTTAAATTCTTCTGTTTGATCAAGCCAAGAAGCATAAACATTCATCCGCGCCCATCTGTAATCATAGTGAGCCGTAATATCTGCCACTGTTGAGGCGTTGGCGGTATCGCCCGCGCACCATGCGACCCAAACATGTGAGCACCAGTCAGGCACGAGGTGGTTTAGATCGTTCAAAAAGCGCTCAAGCTCAGGCCGCACTACTGCGGGTGTCTCATCGTAGAGTCGGATTTTTGTCATTGCACGCCGCCATTCATTACGCTCGCTCCCGGCATCTCTTGCCCCTTCGGCGCATTGATTGCCGTTACTGCCTCAGGATCGACTTCATCGAATCCGAGAATGATTGATCCGCCAGTAGGTAATCCGAGATAGTCAACCGCGTGGATCTTAAATAGCGCTTCGATTCCATCTTTCAGTGCGCGCAGCCAAGTTGCGAGTTCAGACATGCGCTCATCTTGATCCATCTGCTTTTCGCCGAGCGTCACTTCTTTATCCTGCTTCGCCGCTATGATTGACAGGCCCACGGCCGACATGCGCTGTTCCAGATCTGTGAGCGCTTGTCGCAAAGCATCCGTAGCGCTCGGATCGGCCGCCTCATACTTTACGTCTCCGTCCTTATCAGTCTGAACAACCGTGCCCGGACCAAGCTTTAACTTCGGCTTGTGTGCGCCCTCTGCTGTGGCCTCAGGGTTATTCAGAATCTCGCCCTTGATGTGCAGGATTGGCACCAGCATGCGTAGTTGACAGTTCAGATCCGACCATTGCTGCCAGTGCCCGATATTCAAATATGCGAGGTCAAGGAGAGGAGGATCGGACTCCATGAATGCTTTACGCCGCGAATAAATCGTGACTAAAGGAATTCTGCTTAGTGCAGTAGATCCGCCGTCTTTCTTTACGAGGTCTTTGCCTTTTTCGATCTCTTCATAAAGCGTCCACTCCATCGGCCCGTAAATGGCGGGGGAATCGTCCGTCTTAGGCGAGATCACGATCAACCTTAGAACCCTGTAGCGAGTTACTTCTTTCTCGCCAAACTCGCCATCGTCTTCAGTTGCTGATTCAATAAGCGTGACTTGCGTCAGAACCTTTTCGCCGTTGATGCGAGCTGACTTCCAGTTGATCGCTTCATCCTTGCGATACTTGGTCCAATAGGGACGACGGCCTGAAACCTGATCATCTAACGCGGTTGGGGTCGGAGAGAGTGAGGTGATCGATCTCGTGGCGGGCTTTTGCATGTCTACGAGTACATGCGCATGACCGTCATTAATTACGTCTCGAAAGAGTTCTTTTGCAAATACATCTAAATGGTTCCCTGCAAGATCAATATCTTCAACATGTGCTTTTAGCTGCGTTGGAACATCCGGCTCAAGTTCGGGATTGCGCTTCAGAGCCATGCCGATTAGCCCCTCGCGTACCTTTACGAAGGTATTGAACAGCAGTGAGCGTGAGAGTCGAACCTCATAAGCCTGGATTGACTCGCCAGCCTCCATTGGCAGATATGTACCGCCGCGTTCCCGTAACCGCTCCGTACCGGCAGCGAGGTCTCGGACTACAGTTAGCGACTTAGCTTGCCGTTCGGTAGCAGCGTTTCGGAATGCGGGTGAGTTGACTTCGTTTGGAGTTGTGGCCATTCACGGAAGAGAATAACTAGAAATGCAGGTTTATTTCGTGGAAGTCCTCGACCGGCTTACCCTAATATCCTTCCCACTACTACAACCTGCCCATGTTTCGGCGGATCGTAAAACGCTAAATTTGAGCCATCCGCTAGATCCGGTGAGTATCCCAATCGCTTTTTCATCGTCGCCTTATCCTCAACAACCTTCTGCCCTGGTGCTTTGTACTTTGGTGCTGACAACTCACGTTCTAATCGTTCTCGAATGTCCTTCCTGAGCCGCGAAAGATCAAGTCGCTTCGTCCGTGCGCGCTCACGCTGATCAAACCACAGTTCTGAGCGGACATTTTTATACTGCTCTTCGTCCTTTGCCTTGGCACTTGAATTAACCGGAATCGCGTTATAGCCCCAGCTCTTTAAGAGGTCACATGGCCCGGCCCCTAATCCGCCCGTTACATCCACTTTTATGCGAAGTGTCTTTGCGAGTCTTTCGTTTTCTTCGGTCGACAAGCCAGGCTTGAAGTTACGGGCCGCTTCGAGGGCGTCATCGCGGCACGCTGTTGCGACCTCAACCGTGTCCATCTTGCGAATCTCGCGACCCTTCAACAAGCACGGGCCACGGCGCACAAAAATCGTTGTCCGGTCATCACCAAACCTTGCTGGGTCACAGCCCAACTCTGGAACGTCAGTGTCAGCGGGCTCGAGTACCGGCTGGTGCTTCAACCATGTTTTAGGAATAACCTGCTGATCCGCCTGTGTTGGGAACTCGCCCAGTACGCGGCCCTGAAAGTACGCCGTGGGCATGTACTCCCATTTCTCCTCCAGATTTGCGGTCGTACCTTCAAGTGCGTTCTTTATCTCAGGTAAAGACACGAACGGAAATGAATCCTCCGAAGGCTTATCAACCAACTCGCACTCTTTTTCCAACATTTCATACAGCCACAGCAGCCGAACCGCGTCAGGGAACGGCGGTCTTTCCCCTCGCAGTTCCGCAACGATGTTCGGATGATTTAGCGCAGAGATCGAAAGCGTGTTGTAGAGTGAAGACTCTGAGGCTAACCCAAACTCCGTCGCTTCATCCGTCGGGTTGCCGATCGCAAACACTCGGTTATCTGGATGCGTCATCAGACCACCGACCGCATCCCAAATGTATTTCGGAACACCAACGCCTTCCTCGATCACGATCAGGATAGGCGCTGAATGCTCGCCTTGAAAACCTTCGCCCTTCTCCGCATTCAGAGCTCGAACATAATGCTCGCCTTCTTTCAATTTGTCGGCATCACGGATTATTCCAGTATCCAGGATTATTCCGGGCAAGCCTTTAGCCCGACGCAGTGTTTTTAGTTGTTTGAATGTAAGCCCGAGCGCCTGTGGCCACGTTGGCGCTGTGATATACCCGATATGCTTCGACCAACAGTCGTACCACCACGAAGTAGCAACTGCGGCTGTAAAGGTCTTTCCTACCGCATGCGAGGCTTTGACCAGCGTTCGGCGCTTATCCAAAACGCTTTGCAGCATCTCATCCTGATCCGGAGTGAGGGAAACACCAAGGACCTCTTTGGCGTAGGCTTGTGGGCGGGTTTGATATTTGGCGAGCGGATTAGTGAACTGTCTCGCTCGGAGTTTCGCCAGCGCCTGCCTCTTGATCGGCTCCGGCCACTCGCGCCAGTTCTCGCTCAAGGGCTGCATCTAAATCCTCCGGCTGAACAATTTCGAGTTTGTCAACAAACAGTTTGTGGTACTTACCGAGATCCACATGCGCTCCGTGCGCGTTGTGCAACTCCAGTTTTGTGAGTTTACCTGTGTCTTTGTCGAAGGCCATACTTTTAATTAACCGGGACACACCGCGCCTCTTGGCGCTTGCGAGGTCAAAAGTTCCGTCTAACTCAAAAACCTCAGCAATGTCTGCATCTGCTATCCGGGTTAAGCCGACCAGTACTTCGGTCGCGCTCAGTATCTTACCTTTTGCCGCTCTTTCGGCGTCCGCGCGTAGTTCGGCTATAAATCGCGAGACATTAAGTTTTATTAAGTTCTGTGACGCTATCACGGCGAGTGTCAAACCCGCGCCTTTGTAGCCGGCTAACCTTGCGGCCTCAGCGCCGTTTCCATTCGCTTCCCCAACAAAAGCGAGGCAAAACTTCCGCTGTTTGAGCGTGAGACGTACCAGGTCTCCACCCGGTGGACGACCCTCATTTCTATTAACCTTTTTCACTTTTCCTCAGTTCTGCTTCCCGGCGTTCTTTAATCCAGGTTCAGGGCTCTTTCTTCTGTTTGGGTCACTCACAAAACCATCCTATAGTCCGTTCCGTAATCCAGCGCGACTAGCTGCCCCTGATAGTATCCAAAGTTGAAATAGTAGTTATCGAAAGGCATTCCCTTTGCGCTCCAGAACTGCCATTCAACGGGACACATCGCCATTGATGCTTCTTTGCGGTACGGCTCTAGAGGCTTTGCGGGTTCGCAACGCGGCATAATGACTAATAGTCCGAATCGATCCGCAAACAAGACTGGGCACAGCTTCTCGTGACCTAATCCCCCAAAGCGCCGCTCGAGGCGATTGCAGTGAAACCCAAGACGAAACAAAACCCAGGACCACGGATAAAAGCGCGGCACTTTAAGGACGTAACGCTTAGTCAGCATTACGTTGCGCGTTGATCCCCATGTAACTTTCACAAAATGCTTCCACGTAAGAGATACAGCAAGGTCAACGCAACCAGAGTTACAAACAAGATTACTCGAATCGTCTCTGAGATTCGCGGCACATAACTAATCAGAATTGCCAATAGAATCAAGATCAGCACGGCAACAACAACTCCGGTCATGGCAGTTTCACTCCTGTATAAACAAATTCAGCCTTCTTTCCTGAGAGATTACGATAGAAATAGTAACCCTGTGCTCTTTGCGTCGCGGCTTGCTGATTCTGTTTTCCCTCAGTAGTTTCCCAAACAACTGTTATGCGACTGCCTACGACAGGACCGGGATCAGGAGTCGGAGAAGGCGTAGGGCTGGGCGTCGGCGTCGGAGTAGGTGTCGGAGTCGGGGTCGGGCTGGGGTCTGCAACGCTCGTTGCGCCCTCTCTCCAAGCTAAGTATCTTCCGCCCGATCGGTATGACTCGTCATATTCCTTCGCCCGAAATGACGCGAGACTTCTATAGTTATCTGCTCCGGAATAACTTGAATCAAACATCTCATCCGCTGCCGCTTGTAGTTTTGGATCGCCGGTCAGCGAATAAGCATATGCGAGTGCGTGAATGCTCGGGTTGTTTAATTGTCGCCCTTCCGCTATCTGGCTGAGATCCGATGGAGGGAAAAGGCTAGCTACCGTTCCGCAACCATTCGTGCAGTCTGTACCGTCATTGAAACTTCCGCCAACGAAGTAGTACGTCGCACGCCAGCCATTTGGATTGTAGCCCAACGAATAAACTGCTTGAGCGCCGCGCACAATAGACTGAGCAATGTTCGAATCACCCGTCAGTCGGTGCGCTTGGATCATTCCCTCAAGCAAGATGCCAACATGAAACGGCTGCATTGTGTCGCCCACGTCGATCGCGCCGCCCCAGCGCCATGATCCGTCAGACTGCTGCATCTTCAGATAGTAATCAAGGCAAGCACTTACGGCCTTTCCTCGCATTTCATCACGCACGACAGCGTCAGGATGTACTCGAGCAAGGTTTGACGCGTAGAGCACCGTAAAGCCGCCATCACGGACGCCGAAATAGAGGCCCGTGAACTTCAGGCGAATCGGGGTTCCTATCCATTGCTCAAAGTGCGTGCGCACGTAGTTGGTAATCCACGGCCACATTTCAGGGCGGCCATCGAGCGCGCGCAGTATTAGGCCGTTCAAGCTAATGTTCCGCGGCGCAAGCGAGAATTCGGCCGGCGTGCGGCCTTCGTCAATGAATGGCGCCCGCCACCAACCGTCGGCAATCTTGCGGGCGTAATCTCTGAAACGTATATCACCCGTGCGGTAGAAGTTAATCCAGTGAACGGACGCCTGGTCATAATAGTTCGTATCAATGAACGGGTTGAGTTCGTCACCTATTGTCAACACGACAGATAGTCCGCTTTGTGATGGCTGCCCCCATGACTCGGAAGATTCATTCCCCCAGCGCATTGTCAATTCAAGCGACGTGTCATCGACGACACGTTTGATGTAGTGCGAACGTAGTACGCCGGTCGTATCTCTGATCCAGAACGCTGTATCAGGCGCGTTTGTGATTACCTGTGTAAACTTTGTGTTCGTGCCCGTGACGAGGTTCGATCCCCATTCGACCGCGACCGTACCTGTAAGTTGACGCATCGGCGGATCCATAGGGAACGCTGCGCCATGTACCAGACCGCGATCGATGGCGGTCTGATCGAACCAAGAAGCACCTGAGATTTGAGATGTTCCTGATTTACTCTGTGGGCCAATAATGAATTCAACTTCAGGAGAAGGGAAGATTACTTGTTCATCAATCATAGTTTGATTATTCCAGTTACCTGCCAGTAAGAGCGGCAATAAGATCGGGATCAAATATGCTCTGAGTTTAATCACCTAATGAGTTATCACCACCAAGACAAGAAAGAGCCACAAAGCCCCAACTGAGGTTAATCCGACAAACACATTCTTGGGCATTCAGGCATCCCCTTTAACCGAGGTTTCGCTGGAACTCGGCGGCTTGATCTTGTCCAGTTGCTCCAGCGTTACTCCCAGTTCAATCGCCGCCTGCAACCTCTTGATATAGTGAGCATCCACTTTTCTTCGATCTTCCTGTTTTGCCAGCTCGAGTCGTAATTGACGCAACTCAAAATCCGCGTTGTCTCTGTCTGCGTTTGCTGCGTCTCTCTCCGTTCGTAGCCGATCATTTGTATTTAATGCAGTCTCCAATCGATCCATCATCCGCATCATTGACTCACCGGCGGTTGAGTGGGAACGAATCGTTATCTCAGTAGCTTCAGCCTCCGTCTTACGCGCTTCAAAAAATGGCCTTCTGCGGTTCTGCCACAACTCGTAAATCTTGAAAATACCTCCACCTATTCCGAGGGTTAAGCCGGTTCTTATAAGCTCGAAGGCCCAGTGAGGAAGTGCTGTTTGCGTATCCTGCATTTATCATGCGCTCGCAGACCTTGCTACTTGTTCGATCTTCGCCTGCAGTAACTCCCACTCACTGAGGCGAAAACTTACTATCTCCAACTTTCTCGCTTGATATTGGCGCTGCGCTCTCCCATCCAGTGCAGGCCAAACCTCAGATCCAAATGCTACAGTTTCCGGCGGTAACGGAGATCTCCACGGCACCCGCTTAACCGCCCCACCTTCGCAGTTAGCATCGTGCCAAGCATCTACCTCGTTTGGGTGCGCAACTCTTAACTCGATGTTGTGAAAGTCAGTCTTGGGCGTGTCTTCATCATCACTCGCGGCGAAGCCGTAATGTTGGTTCACCCAGCGCATGAAGGCATAACATGCTCGCAGACCGAACTTCACCCAATCCGGCATCGGAAAGGTGCGCATCGGCTTGCGCTGAACGGTGATATATATCTCCTCCAGCGATTCGCATACGCAGCGCTGAGAGTCCATTCCTTTAGGGTTGCTTGCCGGGACCAATTGGATCGCCCCCTCCCGGATCTGTTGGCGTCGGCTCTTCGCTGTCCTGTGTTGTTGGTGCAGATGGTTTCGACTCTTCAGGACTCTCCGGCTGTTCGTGCTCATTGGGTTTCTCGTTCTCTTCCATTGACTTTCTCCAAGCGAGTAAGTTCAAATCCGTGCGCCTTCGTGGATACTTCTTAGCGGGAGGTCCACGAGGAGCGGTTGAGGGTGGTCACGCGAGTGCCGCCCTCGCCTCTGCTATTCAAATCTGATATTCAAACCTGATCATCCGCAGCAGCCCTTGTGCTTTAAGGCGCTCTTCCTCACTGTCTGTGCGAGACTCCAGTTTTTGTACTCTCGCCACCAGTTCAACCAATTCATCCTTTTCAATCGTGCCCTTTATGTACCTCAAAAGCAGATCATCGATCCCGAGGTGATCCGTGGGACTATGTAGGCCCATCGCGGTGACGAACTTGACCTGCGGCCAGATCACCGTCATCTGCGTTTCCAGTGCTGTTACCTTGCGCGAGATCGAGAATGCAAACCCGAACGCTGCGCCCCCGAGCGTAACCGCCAGCGCTGCGAAGAAACTGGCGACAGCCATTAGTATGTTTGCGGTGCTCAACCATTTTTCCTTCGCAGCACAGCCAGGGTAAGGACACCCTTACTGGCGTGAATGACCGGCGATAAGTGGATCGTTACCGGAATTTCCGCCCCGCCGGAATCAACCGCCCAAAGTTCCAACCCGCTGCCCATTTCCCGCTTCACCGGGTTCATGTAGTACTTCTTGAAATGCTCATCGTGTGCGGCGTGAAACCTGTCGGGCAGCAGGATTGACAACGGCTTGCCTACAAGCTCATCGCGCTCGCGGATAAAAAAGATCTGCGCCTTGTCGTTGACCCGCTCAATCAATCCTTCTCTGTTGACGATGATCGCCGGGTCAGGCAGGTCAAGAAAGATCCGGCGGTTAAACCGCTCTTCTTCTTCCAGTCGTTCGAGAATATGACTCGGGGGGTCAAGCCCCTCTAGCCTATCATCCGGCATACGGTTCTCCCGACGGAATTATGTTTAGATCTGCTACTCGTTTTCTCAACCCAGGACACCTTTCTTTACAAAGATCCAATACAAAGCAGCTGCTCCTACTAAAGAGCCGATGAAACCGATCAATAAGTCAATGAAGTAGTGCATCGCTATCTCTTAATCACCGCTACAAGAATTCCGGCGACCGTGAGAATAGTTCCCAGCGTGGCCGTGCGCGCGTTGGCCTTGTCAACCTTCTTCTCCAGGACATCGACGCGCTTCATTGCCATATCAACCATTGTCTGCAACGTAGCGATCGCGCGTTCATAAGTCGCAATCAGCCCTTGCTGCTGTTGAATTGCCTTTTCTCCAATTGCCAGCGTCCGCTCAAAAGCTGCGCGTTCCTTTGCGCCTGCCGCTATTGCATCGTTCGCCGCCTTGATGGCCTTTTCCTGCTCCTCAATAGCCACCGCCGCCGCCGCCAGTTGCCTCTTGAGGTTCGCAATGTCATCAAGCGCTGCGCTAACCGCTCGCTTGAGTTGGCACCTCTCAGAGAGATCATTGTCCGCACACGGCTGTGATTGTTGCGGCAGAGGCGTTGATGGCCTTGGCCCTTGCGCACAAATCCTCTGTTGTAACGTTGTCAGTAGGAGTATGCACAGGATCATCCGCCACGGCTTTTTTGAACTCAGCAACCTTTTCTGCGGCTGTCTTTGATTGATCATTAAATACCTTTTCAAGTCTGTTCTTCTCGGCCTTCACGGAAGTTAATTCCTGTTTGGATTGCGCAAGCTCGAGCAGTGTCTTGTCGATCTCTTTCTTCTGTTCGGTGGCGCTATCGAGTTCCTTTTGTAACTCCCTGCCCTGCCATGACATCTTTGTGGCAAACCACGTGTTTCCGAGAGCGTTTAATATGCCGGCCGACTTGTACCAAATAAAGAATCCCAGAATCAGAACCATGCCAACTGAGAGCGGAATCGTGATTAAGGCATTTGCCTTGAACCACTTCCCAAAACTGTTGATCGCGTAATTCATCTATTTATTTCGCTTCGCTAGATTGCGGTGAAACTGTTCCTGCTGCTCCGCGACCGTCTCAGGCCGCCGACTGGTTTTTGATTCACTCAAGTGAAACTTCTGTCCGCAGGCATCACAGACAATCTGGACGTGGTCACTATCAAAGAAGTCGTGGCCACAGTTAGGGCAGATGATGTGGTTGAGTCTCATCACTTCACGCGCCAGCGGTTTGACTTTTCTCCGTTTCACTTTCGGCTGGCGTGAAGTCCACGAAGAACTCATGCCCTTGCGAGAGTTTGTTCATAGCATCCGGGTTGTTAATGGTGATCGAGAACTGAGCACTTGGCGTCTACTTAGACCACTGCGCGTTGTCGGTCCCATCCGCGCCGTACACTGCGGTTAGTTTTACTTCTTCTTGCGTTGTTTCGCCTTTTTCGCATTTGTAATGCGCTACTGACTGCACACGCATCTTGCATCGTAAAATTCCTGACATTGGTTTTACTCCCTTTAGAATTTGCTTAACCATCTTGTCGATTGCCTCTGTTCGTTCTTCTTCAAAGCGGGCCCAGTCTTCTTCCGTAGGGCCAAAGCGGATGTGGTCAATATCGCCGCGGCAATCCATGAACCCTCACTCCGATACCTTCGTCGCGACCACGTTGTCTTTTCCGCGATCAGCAAGGTTGTTAACGCTCAACTCCTGACGCTTCCAGCGTCGCTCTTGGCTCTGATTCCACAGAAACCCGGCAACAATGATGCTCACCACGAATACCGTACACAGCGCAATGATGGAGTTTTCTGATAGCTGTATGCCGCCGATCTTGATTCCTAACGCCGCGGCCGCAGTTCCTACCGGCCCGGCCGCTGCCGCCACCTTCGTGGCCATGGACGTTTGAGGCGCCGCAACTTCGATTACGGGCGGGTTAGTTGGTACTGTCTGGACAGTCGGTGTCTCTGGTTTTTCTATAACAACAGGAGTTACAGACGCGTCTTCTTGTTTCGCTGGTTCGTCTTTGGTGAGAGCGGGAGAATCCGCGACTTCTACCGGCGGCTCCTTTTTGAATCGCTCATACGCCGCTGCCATCTTTGCATCGTAATTGTTTTTTTTGTAAGCCGCCCCATTGTATTGCCGTGCGAATGATGCCCAATCGTGGGCGCGTAACTCTCCAACTAAACCGAAGCTCTTGATTATGTTGACGAAGGCTTTTAACTGTTCGTCCTCGCTCACCTTCATTGCATCAACAAATTCTCCAACAGTCTTAAATCCCGCCGCTTCATGGTTGAAGCCCATGATCTGAAACTTGCCCCAGCTCGCAGACTTCATAGCCGCGATAGGATCTAGCGCAAACGCTTCGCTGAAACGGGCGTACTGGTGCGCTCCGGCTTTGCCGTAACCGCCTGACTTTGGATTCGAAATATCTGGATGTGAGGCGCTGAACTTCCCGTGAGTAAAGTGGTGGAATTTATGCCGTTCGAAAAGTATTTTTACCCGACCATCAGGCAGGAATCCGTCACCACGGCTCTCAACCTCATCAACCGCTTTGATTACAGCGGGCTCGACGCCCAGTTCTTCTGCGGCTGACCGGAATGCGGATTCTGTAATCGATTTGAGGCTCACGCCTCAGTAGATTAGCTTTTGTTGAGGTTTTAAGTTTTAGGGAGTCGCAAAGCGAAGCGCTGAATCATGCGCCTCTTTTAACTTGATAAAGTCTTGAGAGTTGCCGCCGAGATCAGGATGCGTTTTGAGCGCGAGGCGTTTGTATGCCCGCCGCACGTCCTTTTCAGAGAAGGGAGATGATAACCCGAGGACGGTAAACGCTTCGGGTGTGAGGCAGGGACTGCTGCCCATCCAATTCCAGTCTGCGGAGCTTGGCGCGGGCTTTTCTGCGTAGAAGTATTCGTGAAACCTTGTGTGATATTGCTTTCCTTCACGCTCCATCGTGACTCGATTAAGTTGGATGCGAGTGTCTTTGTGCTCAACGTGAATCCGAGCTGCCGTGATCTTCGTAATGCGATACGGCAGATACAGCGTATTCCAGCCAATGATCTCGCCCGCTTCTAAGCCTTCGGACTTCCAGTATCGCCAGCCATGATAAACGGTTTGCCCAACTGTAAATGTGCGTTTCATTATCTCTTACCTATATGAAAAGAGCAGAGAATCAACCTTCAGTCAATTGCGATTTTTACACTCACGTTTGTTCTGATCGGCGCGTTACTGGCATCGATTACGAGGTGCTGAAGGTCGAAGCGCTCCAGCTTGGCAAGTCTCTCCGGCTCATTCAGATTCCGAATTCCCGCGAGTAAATCCCGCAAGTTGATTGAGAGGTCCGATTTGGCCTTCTTCAGGATCACGTCAACATCCGAATCGCCGAGAGTTATACCCATCTGTTCGGCCTCGAAGCGCACCCATTCTTGATCGGTCATTCTAGCCATGTCTTAATTGTCCTACCTTCCTACTGGAGTGCCAACTAATCCCAAAGTGCTCCCGATGCAACCATGCGCAGCGGTTCGGAATTTCCTTTCATCGCCTCATCGACAACATGATCAGTCAACCTATTCATTAGGAAGTCGAATCGACCGGAACTACCTTTAGTCAATAGCACAAGCGCCTCCTGAGTTTTGACTTCATTGCCCGCTTCGATGTGTGCGATCAGTTCCGGGATCTCCGCTTCCAGCCTTTGCAGGTCGCGAATTAACGCTTGGCGTTTTTCTAATCTCATACGCCGCCATCCATTTCTTCCGCGTCTTCAACTGTGTAGCACTCGCAACGCAGATGATCCGCGTAGCCCATTAAGCACTCGCCCGGATACGCGCAATCCCATGAATCGTCTTCGTCTTCATCCTCGAAATCGTCGTCTGCCTCACAATCGAACGGTTCAATGTAGTCTTCACAGTAGATCATCTTTTCTGGGCTCCCGCCTTGCGTCGCGATACATCCACCAACGACCATCAGCCCACCTAACACGCCCGTTGTAGACCCGAAAGCGTTGCTCGCGAAATACTACGATCGAATCATGGTGCAGCCGAGTTTCAACACGATCCCATTCTTCAAACGAATGCCCCGGCTTTTCAGCTTTACGCTTTCCGTTGCACGTCCAGAAGTGATGCCACGGTCGGACAACGAAAGGCCGCAGATAGAAAATCACCGTGTTCGCGTAGCAGCAATACGGCTGCGTCTTGTCAGGACAGGGCGCCTTAGTTAGCAGAGGTTCGCGCACTTGGATCAAGTGTTCGTGCTCAGTTGGAATGATAATTAGATCGTCCATTCAATTATATCTTCCACCTATAGGCTCTCCAACCTGTCTAGCGGACCCTCACGTAGTCACTGCCTAACGGTTGGCCAACGAGATGCCAAACCCAAGGTGGCGTACCTTTGGCGCCCTCTGTTTTTGCGCGCACAACCTTTTCAAATAATCCGTCGCGCTTGTACGCCAGCATGACCGCATGAATCTGACCGGTCGGAACATTTGCGAACTTGGCTATCTGAGATTCTTCACGGTTCCCCTTTGCCCATGCGTGAATCACAATCTCTTTCAGGGATTCGAGCGTATATTTCTCCAAGTGATCGTCCAACTCCTCGATCCATCCGTCGATCACATCTTGTTTGAATTTAGGTTTAGGACATCGGATGCCTAGTTCAACCAGTGTGCTCCTCGCCTCAAGGCAGAAGTCGATCATTGCCTGATCGCCGATAATCTTGATCGCCGGAATCGGAGTTGCGCCAACCAAAGAAAGCGCGACAGTCGCCACGTCAATATCCGACTTCTCGCCTGGCTCGAGTCCGGTTTCAACGTAGCGTTTGACTTGTGGCGATCTCCATCCCTTAGTGGCGGCAATTGCTATCACCGCATGAGGATCGGCGGCTTCCTTGGCTTCCTGATACACCTTGAACTTTAAGTTTTCCACCCAGGTGGAATTTTCAAACGTCTTATAGGTTTTCTCGATCTCATAAATTCTGCTTTTACCTAGCCCGACTTCTTTGGCGAAGTTCACAACGGCCCCGTCTCCGTGCTTACGAATTAGCGAAGCCGCAATAGCGCCAAGCTTCCATAGATCGTGTTCGGTATCACTCACCGTCTCGCGCCATGCGGCAACATGCTCGTCATAGGTAACGCCGTTGAAGACTGGCATTCCCTTAGGCGCCCTACCGAAGTCAATTTGCGTGTTCATACTTGGGGGAATTTTGGATACGGGTTCCATTGTTTCTACTTGCATTATTTTGTTTTCGTCTCCCACTTTTGTCGCCAATCTCCAATCCGGTTTACTCCTGTGAGGTGTTCGCTCGTGAGGATTTCAAGGGTTCCTGAATCAGTCGCGATGTGCTCGCGATCAATTCGTGCGTCCAAACTTGTCTGGCCGCGGGATGCGGGATTTCTAACACCCTGCCGCTCTCATTCTTGAGTTTGTATCCCGATTCTTTGAACGTGCGCTGCGCCACTTTCCCGCAGACTAATAACACGTCGATGTGTGCCGCGTGCGGGTCATTAGTCTCGATCTCTGCGAGGTTCTCGGCTAACCATTTCGGATCGGGTGTACCGTGTTGGTTGGCACGCGACACCAACTCACGGCAGGCATTCGTTACAAGCAGTTTGGCGTTTGGCCCGCAGAGTTTATATAACCGTCGCCCGCTGTGGTTTTCAGGGTTGATGCGGAAGAAGCGCGGCGCTTCCTGATAACCGGCGCTGGAAGTCATGCTGCGCCAGTCCCACATGGTTTCTAAGACTGCAACAACGTTCATTTTGTTTCGGCTGCTCTCAAAGCATCTTCTACCCACTTTAATGCTTGCCCATTAGGTATGAACTTCGGCGTTATTCGAATCACGGTCCACCCTGCGATCGCTGCGGCGTTGTACTTTTCTATATCCCGCAAGATGTTTCCCACGGCTTTGTGTGCGCCGCCGGACTCCATGAATAACCCGCCTTCGTACTCAACCAACAGCTTTGAGCCGGTCACGCGCCAGTCGGATCGCCACTTGCGCGGACGTGCGAAATAGAACTCGCGCTCAACCTGAATTCCCACTAAAGACAACTGTTGTTCAAACTCTGCCTTGTAGTCGTGCTTTACTTCTCGAGTAATCTGGACGTTAGTTGCCTTCGGTTCAACTGAGACAATCTCTATCTTCAAACCTTTACGGGCTTGATAATCCGCATAGTCCTGATCTGTCCAGCGTGCGCTCAATTCTTTCTCTCCGCTTCTCTTGCCCTAGCGCGAGCGCTAGAACACTGTTTACAGCCACACTGGCAGTGAATTACTACTCGACAATTCTTACAGTGCTCGTGACGGTTAGTCATTTCACTCACTATCTGGTCTCCTCAGCACTGGCCGGTCATAGCCAATTCCTTCCTTATAAACAGCCCTGCCATTTAGTGGCGTTAGGTAGACAGCATTCCGAAATTTTACGCTTACATAACCATCAGCAAGTTGGTTCATCGAAATGAACTCTCCCGGATCTTCCCTGCGACGGGACGCAAAGCCTTCTACTCGCTCACGTGGCTCAGGCTTTTTGTCAGACGTCACTCTTTACTCCCAATAGCAGCTAATCAAATTCCAGTGTTAGCAAAGTTGCCCGCCGCCTTCCCCTTTAACTCTTGGAACAAGGCACCCCTGCCGGCGACGTAACCATTACGAGTCTTGATCCACTGCGGCAGATCTAGATGTTCGGTCTTCTGAATCCCATTGCCGTTTGCCGAAAGCGTGGCCGCGATCTGCTTGCCTTTAATAAACTGATAGGGCAGGAAAGAATGAAGGTATCCATCCCGGACCACTGCCGCGATGTTCTGAAACGCGTACAACTCCAGATCGCCTTCGCGCTCGGATGCCTCTAAGCATGGACGAATAGCAAACTGCGGCGTCTTTACTTTGTGCGAGCGATTCAGCCACATTGAGAAGTAACGTTCTAGATCTGCGGGAACGTTATGCGGCGTTGATGTTTGAATGGTCGAAACGAACGCATCAAAGACACCGGCTATCTTGGCCTGCTCAGCCGCCGGATATACGGTCTTGGGCTTTGGTGTCGGCACCGGGGCCTTCTTTGGCCGTACCTCTGGCTCTTCGGCCTCGTGAACACTTATAACGCTGACGCGCACAAGGAATTGCAAATGAGCGCCGCACGATGGGCAGTCAAAGGCTTTGGTCTCTTTCTTGATTGCTTCTATTTTTAATGGTGTTAGTGCTTCACTCATGATTTACTCAACTCTTTTGCTCCATAGCAGCTAATGCAGCACGACAGATCGCTAACGCGGGACTCTCAACGGTCGCGGATTCGATGAATGGTTCCGCTGGCGGGTACATACAGCACCACCAACCGCCCGCGCTGCTCGCGTTAACGCTGACCATGTATTCCTGCTTCTGAAAATGCTCAACCACTTTCATTGCGGCTTCAATGGATGACGAATATGGTCTGACGCCTATTCGGTAGCCGCCCGGATCACCGTGCGATGGTCCTACAGTCGGATCGCTCCATACTTCTGGCAATGTATTCCCCATCACACGCTCGGCAACGGCGCGATCTAATTCCTCTCCACTTAATTCTTTGGTTGACTCAGGCATATAAGCGATCAATTCAGGGATCTCGGCTTCCAGCCTCCGCAAGTCGCGTATCAAGGCTTCACGCCGTTCAAGTCTCATCTACCCCTCTCCAATCTCGTGATCTGCTTCAAAAGCAATAAGAGCAGAGTTGGCTGCGATCAATTCCCGGATGAATGTTCCCACGTCCACATTCAAGAATGTTATGGACGCAAGTGACCGCTGGGCGGCCTTGGACTTTTCAACTACAGCCGCTCGTAGACGTTCGTGTTCAGTAGTTATCCGCGCTTTCTCTGCGCTATCCGTGCTCGCAAGATCGCGGATCGGATCTTTAGCGGTGCTGTTCCGAATGAGCGTTCTTAATCGCGCGCCATGCGACGCCGCAGAAGATTCTCTCGACTTATAATCAGGTGCGTACTCTACTTTTCCGGTTTCCATCAGTACCTCCGTTGTGTTCGTTAGCGTATGCCTGAGCGATGCTGCCACATACGATGTCACCGATGGCGGCTATCACCATCAGCGTAAGAATCGCCCCGACAGGTATGGCTACGAATTCACCAACCCGCAACACTACAAGCGTCAGCGCTGCTGTTGTAAGACGATCAAAAGCACGTTCACCCGCTTTCCAGAAGCGATATGAGTTCATTAGATCTCCCCTTCGTCTACTCTGGTTAATACTTCAGGCATGGCCAATCCCATCCACGCGCACGCGTTTTTCCTTCATCATGTCTTTTATGAATCCTTCTTGACTTCCGATTGCCGTGTCTAGGATGAGGTAGTAAACGGTCTCGCGCTTGGGTTTGATGGTCCGCTGCATCAAGAGCGTTGTGCCTGGATCGTACCAGTGCATCGGCCCGTTTGATCTTGGATCGTCTACCAAGGCGCGGTACTGATCCAAGGTGCGGATCTTGCGGCCGCGCAGGAAGTCATTCTGCACCTTACTCTTGGTCGTTTTGCGGATGCCTCCATCTTTGCCCCTGAATCCCAACGCGCTCAATCGACGCACCGCATCAAAATCACAAAACGCTATGCCCGCTCCCGGCAAGACTGTTAGACGAATCGTTTCACCCAACTCCATTTACCCCTCCGCTCTAACCGCACACAAAAGAGTTCCCAAAACCACAAAGGCTGTTAGTAAGAGAATTGATTTAGACATTTCAGATCGCTAGTACCTGTTCGCCTTCGCTCATCAGTTTCTTTTCCAGTGCCTCCGCTTCGGCGCGAAGTTCTTCAACCTGAGCTTGCTTCTTTTCATATTCGCCTATGCGCGAGACGCAGGAATTGACGGTTGAGCGTCCGTACTTCTTGCAAAGCGCTTGGACTTCGGGCATTGCGGCCCGTATCGCGGCACGGTGCTGATCGCGTTTGCTGGCCTTCTTAACGAGTTTTGGTTTCATAAATTCTCCTTTGGAGTTGAACTCCGGTTGCTTCAGTTTCTGCTACTTACTTCAGGGTCGCTAGTCCGCTGCTATTTCGGACTGTCGGCCCTGAAATCTAAACTGCTTCTGTTAAAGGCGCCTGACCGTGTTACTCAACGTCTGCGATTTATTTGCTGCCCGTTCTTATGTCTTTCACCTTTTGCCGGGCCCGTCTGTATCCGATCTCCAGCGCTTCCCAGTCCGCGTCATTCTCTTGAAATCTGATAACGCCTTTAAGCGCCGTATAAGTGCAGGAGTTCAGATCGTTATTATGCTCAACTCCGTCGTAGATGAACTTCACCGGACGATTCATCATGCCGAAACAGAAGAACGACTCACCGGGAACAGGTCGCGTAACGTCTGCATAGTCCGAATCCTTAACCTGATAGACGGGCGTACAACGAGGTTCTGGGCAACACCACGGGCGCTTAGGCATTTACGCTCCGATCTCAATTCCGCGCTCGCGCAGAAACGCCGCGTCAATCTCCTGCGGCCAATCCGTAGGCCATTCAACAGGCTCTCCTTGCGCGTCAAATAAGATCCATCCCTCGGCGTCACGATAAGCAGAGTTAATTGTCATTGATTCGGCCACCTCACTGCGTCACATTTACCAGTAAGAACGTACCAAGCATCACGCAAACGATGCCAGAAGCAACAACGCAACGGGCGCGACGGAACCCACTCGCCGCCAATGTTTGCCATGTTGGAGTTTGCGCCAATTATTAAGTTAGCCAGTAAAATCATTTTTAATCCCTCCCCTTCGCAGTTTCCAACTCCCAACTTCTCTCCATTCGCATGTATGGCTATCTAAATCATGCCGCTATCCCCAGTGGTATCCAGATCCTTTCGTTACCTGGAGACGCCGTATAAGAGCGGCGCTCACAGATACCGAACGATATGCCCTTTATCCAGTAATCCTTCACTTCGATCTGTGGGGTCATCGTATTCAGCAGCCGGCGCTTCTGATCGCGATTCAGTTCATCGAATGAGACGAACGCTCTGAATATCTTGGCCAGTAATTCAACCCCAAACGCTGGCTCTTGTTCGCGACTCAGCATCTCTTCCGTCGTTTGTTGCTCGCGCTGGATTGTCAGGAGACGTGTATTGCGTTCGTCTTGCCCGATGACACCTTCAAAGTAAGAATCCAGCACTCGTTGGCGTTTTGCCGTAAGACTCTTGATCTGTGATCCAAGACGCTCGCGGTCAAGGGGCTTTGCTGACAGCTTTGATGCTTGAAGTTGAGACTGAAGAAAAGCCGGGTTCGTTAGCTTCTTAGTGAACGCTTCGTCCAGTCGCGGATCAAGCCGGTCACGTCGCATGTACCTAGCTCCGCATCCGTCACGACACTTGTAATAATCGCCGCGGTGGATCGCTGTGTAGATCCTTGCTCCGCATAGGCATTTCAAAAAGCCGTTGTAGGTAAACCGATGCTCGAATCCTTCTATATGTCGCCATGCCTGTAGTTTCTTGACGTCGAGAATTCGTTGCACGTGATCGAACTCCGACTCTGATACGAGTGGATCGAGCACTCGCACCCTGATCACCTCATCGGCAGCTCGGTTGATTTTGCGCTTGCTTCCTTGGCGTCCGTTCTTTGTCGCGTACTTGCCGGTCGGTGATGGGTCACACTTCTTATCGATCACTCTGACGCCGGTATAGATCGGGTTTCTGAGAATCCGTCGCAGCCTATGAGCAGGCAATCCCAGCTTGTCGCCTATCGCGGCGTAAGATGTTTCGCCAGCCAGAATTAAACGAAACGCTTCTTTGACCTTTTCGGCGTTAGCGGTGTATGACCACGTACCGTTGAAATCAACCCCATAAGGCAGACAGTTTTTACCGGCCGGAAATCCTCCAGCTCTTCGTTTTTCTTCTTTTGCGGTCCACGTTCTTTCTAGTATCTCAGACCGCTCCATGCCCGCGATCGCCGCGCGGATCGTTCCCATCAATCTGCCTGTCTTTGATGAGAAGTCTATCGGTCCTTCGGGCAAGTAAAGCATCGTGTTTGAATCTGCGAACGCCTGAAGCAGAGCGTAGTCAGAAAACTTTTCCGGCCTCATTAATCTTGAGAACTCCCGCGCAACTACGGCATGTATTTCAGGGTCATTCATCAGGGTTACAAGTTCCTGAATCTCGGGAGCTAGCAACACGGCAGCACCAGACACATCCGATATCTCAATCGAGCGAATGATCGTCAACCCGTAAGCAAGCGCAGTCTTACGGTTAATTGCTCGCTGTGCCGGAATCGAGGCTCTATCCTCTGCGGCCTGCGATTCTGTGGACACTCTTATGAGTTCGATTGCGTGCTTCATTCGGAATTAATTCCTTTGCGATCTGTTCCGCCGTCTCAAAATCTTCGTCTAAGACAGCGCGGGCAAGTCGGCGCGTAGTATTTTCCCTTTCCTCCGCAATGGCAAGAGCGGCATCGATCAAGCCCTGATCTGAATTGTTTTTTATTAACTCAAGACTCATATCTCCCCTACAATCCTCAATCAACCAATCTTTCGAAACCCGATCACCCAAACCCAAGGATTTGACTCCCATGAGAAGCCGCGCTTTGCGTTGATCGAATCCCAGCCGTTACGAAAGCGTCCGATGATCGTTACGTCCGAGGCGCGCGGGTCTACCTGCTCAACGCCTTCCGCAAGACAGTCTGCGGCGCTGATGCCCTGTATGCGCTCAACTCTTATGTCTGTTATTTCGAGTGTGGTACGACTGGCCCATCGGAACATAAAGCGCGGATTAAGGTTCGGTTTGACTCGATAGTGTGTTGTCCAGTCCCGTCTGCTTTCCATGAACCGGACGAAGCGATCGTTTCCAACGCCTTGGCCATCAGCGGAGTAATAGAAGTTCGTGTGCTCAAGCGAATAATGAATCGCCTCTTTAACCCAAATGCGATCTCCTGGCCCGCCGTGTGGGCAAGCGATCTCTTTATTTTCTGTTGGATGACAAATCCATAGATGCTTCTTTAGTCCGAAGCGACCGCGCTTGTAATATTCAGACCAGTCCGTGATTTCGTGCCGCATCCACGATTCGAGCGGTTGCGGTTTGATAATGCGACGCGTCTGCGTCTTCTTTCCGTTGAGGATCGCACGTATGCTTTCCCCGGTGAAGATCATCCCCGTCTCTTTCACTTCTACTGCTGTTGCTGTGGTCATAAACATAGTCCCTCGCCGCTTACGTGCGTCACGTTTCGCCATGCAAATTTTAGATACTCCGGCATGATCCATAGATGACGCATGTTGGAGACATTAACCACGTCCCGATCGCGCGGATAGACCTCAACCGCATCCTGTTCCGAGTATCCGACGCCGTTCTTTATCTTTTGCAATTCATCCCATGTGATATGGGCCAGCCAATTCCCCGCCGCGTCAACGGTCGTGCGGCAGATTGAGAGCCTGATGACGCCGCCATTCTCGTTGAATGCTTGGACTAGAAAACGGTTAGAGCGAAACACCGCGAACCGTGTTGGCTCAGTGTCGTGCGGCCAGTTCTCTCTCGTAAGCTGCACGAAGTCATCCGAGAGGTTGCGGTTAACTTTCCGCAGATGCGATCTCGCTAACGATAGGTTTACCCGCCGCTCTTGTCGGTTCATGCGTTGATCTTCCTTCGCGCCTTATGCGCGCTCATCTTTGAAGCTATCGCCATCTCAACTCTTCCCGGTGGATGTCCGAGATGCCAATGAGACCTGCACGGATACTCGTTGAGTAAATCGCCTCCCATTTCGTGAAACTTTCTTGCTGCTGCTCGCGCCTGTCCCGCAGTGCGGTATTGAATCTTTCGCTCGCACTTGGATCTCCTTATGTGGCGCTTGCTGCTCATGCTGCTGTTGGCCATTCCTTCATTGCCCACACGTCATTAGGTATGCGGCCCTGCATTCCCGGCCTTGGTCCACTGTCCTGTTTGACGTAAACGCTCACGCCTGCGGCTCGCGCTGACTCGGCAAGTATCAGCGCTTCGGTCAACGGCATTTCTCTATGTCCAGCGCCGCTCTCGCCGCCGATGACTATTCCGTCAATCGCTGCTCTTCTGCCGTCCTCAGAGTCAAGCCAGTTCCGGTAAAGCAGGCCGCCCGATCCCCCGCACTGCGGACAAACGAGTGATGACGAGGGCGACGGCAATAAGGTAGATTCCGATCCGAGCCATCCGCAGGCGCAATGCCATGTTCGGGCGTTGATTCCGGCCAGTAAGGGCTCCACACTGATCCATCTAACCGCCGCCGGGGTTTCAAGAAGTTCCGGTATCCGTTCGTCAGCGTTCTCTTGATCTTCGACTGAGACGCCTAGGTGAACATTAGGCAAGGGCCACGACGCGGCCGCTTCGCGTAGCGCCCTCATGTGGTCAAGTACGAGAACCCACGTTCGCGTGCGGTTCATGTGATAAGGATCGGAGAAGTAGTCGCGCATCCGCTTCGCCCGTTTAGTGAGAAGTTGGAATGTAACGTCAGGCCGCAGACAGAAAACGGCGAAATGCTGATCGATAATTTCATCAGACACCCAGTCGCCAAACAGATCCGTCATATCGTCAACAAAGACTTTCTTGCCCGCGATCTTCTTTGACTTCAAAACCTGATTCGCCTCTGCCATGTCGAAGTACGGCGTCAGTGATTTCATGTTCTCAGCCGTGAACGATTCGCCCCGGCCCCAACGTTTTGCAAGTGCTTCGCTATAACAAAATCGGCATCCCTCAGAAGCATGAACACACGCCCAAACCGTCTCGCCCTTGGCGTTTCGATATTTCAAGAAGTTAACCGAGAAGTCTGTCCACCCGATGCTTGTTTGCTGCATTCTCTACCTCTTACTTTGTTTGAGCCTTTGCGGCCATTCCCAAAACTCCAGAAAGGAAACAGCCGCGCTTGCTCAGTTGAAAAGGTTACGGTGTTGGCGTTGCCGGATTTAGTGTCGCGTTGATCTGGTCTGCCATTGACTGTCCTGCCGCCTTGATGCCGTCGATCTCATCCTGTATCGCTGGATTATCCGTTGGCAGCGCGTTGAGCCGGTTGATGATTTCAGTTACGCCGGGCGCAACCACGTCCGTCAATAAAGTCTGCACTTCTTTCAGTTGATCCTCTTGGCCCATAATTCTCCTTCGTAAGATTAAGACTCCAACGATCGCGATGACCGTCAAAATCAAGTTAATTAGCATGAGAACTTTCATGTACGTTCTCCTTCGATGGTCTAAATCATGTACTTCCGTTTCATGCGCCCGCATTGACACACCCGACTGTTATTCGGGAAGACGTGGATCAGTCCCGCGCATTTCATGTCACTATCTCTCCTGAATCTCAAAATGGTTGATTCGTTCATGCTTCATGCTCAGGGCCATCGGTATCAACCATTGGAGATTCGGCAATGCCTCCGATTTACTAAGCGCCGGCAGCCCGCAGCACACGACCGCCTCATCGGTTAGGGACTTCGCTTTCAACACATCTCCCGTTGCATAGAAGAAGTGGACCAGCCAACCACGATCATCGCGCAGCGTGCAGAAACACTGCCACGCCTGATGCTCAATGCCTGTCTCTTCAAAGAACTCTCGCCGCATGGCCTGATCTGGTGTTTCCTCGCTTTCAATTCGCCCACCAATACCGTTTAGTTTTCCGGCTTGCCACGCTGGGCGATTCTTACGAATCAAGAGAACTGCTTCCCCGATGTGGTCAAACATAAAGCCAACGACGTATTCGCGGTTTGGTTCTAGATGTTCGCTCAATTTCTCTCTCTCCGTGTTGAATAGGTTAGTTCAGAGTTCATTTCATGCCGTTGCGAAGTCCATTGTTTCCTGCCTGCCTTCAAGGGTTTGATCCGCAGAGAAATCAAGAACTTCCTGTGACATCCGCTTTGCGGCGATCTCGCAGTATCTTTCATCTACGTCGATGCCGATTGCGCGATGGCCTAGATTTTTGGCCGCTCGCAACGTCGTACCACTACCCATGAACGGATCGAGAACAAGAGCGTCAACCGGAACCAGTTGCATTACCCATCGCATAACGTCTTGCGGTTTCTGCGCTATATGATCGCGTTCGCTATCAATCTTGCAGGCATATACGTTTTGGGGCGATCCTTGTCCGTCGAGTGCGGGGCCATTGGTTGCGTAAATCACGTATTCGGCTGAGGACGAAAAGCGTCCTTTCTGCATCCGGCATCCGGGCTTCCACCATGTCCCAAGATTGCGCCACGTCCAACCGCCCGCCTGCACCGCGTCTGTAAGAATCGGAAGCTGCCTCCAGTCGATAAAAGAAGCCAATACCGCGCCCGTGAGTGATGCGCCACGAGCCGCGTTGAGCCACATAGATGACCAAGCCAGAAATCCGCGTTGATCACGTGTGTCACCTGCAAATTCAGGACGGTAAGCCGCCGTGTCACTGTTGACGTATTTCATGGTTGTCAATTGCGCTCTGTCGCCACGAAAAGCGCCGCCGGACGAATAGGGAGGATCTGTAACCAGTGCACCAATCCCGCCAAGCTGATGCAAAACTTCAAAACAATCCGCGTGATAGATCGTTACTGCTTCATCTTGATAGTACGGATTCATTTACGCTGCTAAACTCTTTCTATCTGCCTGATACCTAACAAATGATCTTTACGCCGCAAGGTGGAATTCTCTTTCCTGAATTCTGATGGCTTTGCAATCAAAAATAAGTTCTGTTAACGCGTCTCCAATTAAGTCATAATCAAGTTTTGTTTCTCTGCGAATTGCTTCTCGTGTTCTGCATCCATTGTTAACCGCGTCATACACTTGACTGAATGCCATGCTTGGAGATAGCACCATCGGCTTGCGTTCAATTCCTAATTCACGTCTGCGATATTCACGAGCGCCGCGGGCCGCGCGTAACTCTCTTGACCGTCTGCGGCAGCAGGACTTGCAGTAAACATATCTTTGGTCCACTGCTCGCCGGTCGCGTGGAAATTCGTTCAGGCTTAATTTCTGGCCAGCACGTTTACAGTTGATGTCTTTGCAGATCTTCATGCTGCCTTCGTCTGCTCCTGCTCTACGATCTCAATCCCGCGCCAGCGTCGTGATCGTTTTATCCAGTTCCGCGCTTCCATCTTCTTCAAGTGAGCGTGTACCGTCGCACTCGATTCCATCTCAAACACCTGCCCGATCTCTTTGAACGTGGGTGCGAATCCGTTTCGGCTCAAGTAGCGCTTGATGAACTCGAAGATTCGTAATGTTTTGTTGATAGTTGCCATATTCAGATCCTGCACCACACAGCTAAATCGGTAGCGTTCATGTTTGGACGTTTGGCTTTCACGTAGTAGCCGGTCTTCTTTGCTAATCCCAGTCTTGCAACCATCATCATCAAACTACCCATGCAGTTCGGACTCACTTCATTCGATGGAGGATCGCCCGCAATCTCTCTGACATCCTCAACCGTAAACGTCTTTCCACTTGGAAACCCCGCGACTGCGGATCGAAACGCGTCTCGATACCAATCCGGCGTATGGCGAAGGACGGATCGCATACCGCTCTTTTTCAGTTCTTCACCTGTAAGCGGTTGAGAAACCGATGCGGGAGCGCCTTCGAAGATCTTGTCTAGTAGTGGCATGCTCATAGATGCCCGTACCTCGCTCGGAACATTTCCAGGGCTTCGTCTTCGCTGACTTGCGGTATTTGTTCGCGTCTGCGCTGTCCGTAGTTTTTAACTTTCGGAAGTGGTAACGGAGTGATTCCGGGGTCAAGTTGAAAACCAATTGTGCTAGGTCGCTGCGTCACCGCGCGCTTAGAAAGTTCGTCGGCTTCTCCGTTTTGCTCACGGGGTATCCAAACAATCACAACTTCTGGCAGTTGGGCTTTCAGCGCATGCGCTTCGTGGAAGTAGGGAACGTATGCGCCGTTCTTCACTTTCCAATGTCCAGTGATTTGCTTGACGACTAGGTTCGCATCTCCGTAGACCACGGCGCGAGAAATGTTTTCACGGATGAAGTATCGCAGCACGGCGATACATCCAGCGTACTCGACACAGTTATTTGAGAGTGAGGGCCAACGCCCTACGTAAACCGCATCCGAATGAATCACGACGCTATTTCGTTTGATAACAATTCCGTAACCGCCGTGGCCGCCGGGATTGTGCGGCTGGACCGCTCCATCAAACCACGCCTCGATCATTTCAGTACCTCGCACGGCACGCCGTATGTGTAATCTCTTTGCAGGAACGGATCGCGTTTCACGATCAGTCTTGTCCCCGTGTTGTTGCAGTGAGGGCAAACCTCCTTGCCCCGAAAGTCGTATCGGCCAATCCGTGGCATAGATTCACGTTCCGCCACTTTTATCCGTTGCCAGGCAACGCACACTTCGGAAACATCAAGCGTGAAAGTTGACGTGCGTTCGCGGCGTGCGCTTGCGATGCACTCAGCAAGTCTGTGTTCGGGTACAAGATCTTGAAGTGTGAGCGTCCACGCTTCCACCATCAGATCGAATTCATCCTCAACCGGACGGGCTGGATTACCGGCGAAGTATCGATTCAACTGGTTCATCACCGAGGCTGCGTAACTCGGCCGCACGTTCGCGTGCCCTGACGGTTGCGGCGTTCCTTCGTTCAGAAGCTGTTTGATACGTTCCGAGTTGATTTGTTCCATTACCGTTTCCGTTTCTTCGTGCGCGACCTTCAAGTTCGCGCATTCGATTTCGCCATGTGGCGGGCCAGTCGAGTTTCTTCCCTCGCTGCCCGGGAATCCCGCGCCAGTAGTCGCAAAACTCGGCCAACGCGATATCAAGATTTACGTGCGGAGCGTCTAGCGCTGCCCATTCCCTCATGCTTGAGTTGAGACAGAAATCGTCAGGCAAACGTGTACCCCGCGAATCAGCGCGCGACCTAGTGCGCTGTGGTTCCTCTTGGGTTCTTTCCTCTAGGGTTCCTTCTTCACTGGGTTTCTTCCTTATTTCATGTGGTGAACTTGTAACTTCACTGTATGAACTTGCAACTTCATCCTGTGAACTTGCGTGTTCATGTGGTGAACTTGGCCCTTTAGCAACTTCATCCTGTGAACTTGCGAAGTGGGACATATTCTGGGGCCAAATATCCGCGACCGTGATCGAATGGTTAGGCTTGCCGCCCTTCTGATTAACCTCATCCGACACGGTGATTAACGGGATAGTCAGCGGCTTAAAAACGCGCTGAAGCGATAGTTTTGCTTTGCTCACCATCCCGCTACTCATGCCGGTCTCGCGCGCGAGAGTCGCGGTTGACTTCCAGCACACACCATCCGATCCCGCAGTGCGTTTCAGATGGACGTAGAGAGTTAGTTCGTATGGTGTTAGTCCGAGTAGTAGCACGATGTTTGGTATCTCGGTTCGATACTTTCGGGGGTCGCCCCTGTCGGTTACGCGTTGGGCCATTGAAAGGAAAGAACCTCATTTCAGGTGCTTGGTGCGTTTGGGCTGGGACTTTGCACTGGTACAAAGTAGCGACCGAAAGCACCTGAAATCAGGTTCCTCATGTCCAGTGACTTGTCCGCAGTTGCCTAAGCCGCGCCCCAAGCGGGGAATGTAATGTCATGGTTGTTCTAGCACCTTTCGAGAAGTTAAGTTTTGGATCTCACTCTCCCGCGCTTGCGCCGACACCGATAGCGCTTTCAGTCTTAGCTATCGCCTCAGTAACTAGATGGTCTATATTTCTTGTGTGTCGCGCCGCGTTCAGCAACGCTTCGATTTCGGAGTTGCCTTCGCCCAGGATGCAGAAAGTTTCAAACCACACTTCGTAGCGATGGTCATCACCGGGTTGTGCCTTTTCGACGTAGATACAACCGGCCTCGCCCTTGAACTCACTGATTGATTTAATCACCGCTCACACCTCCGCTTGCTGCGAGGGCTGCATCCGTAGCACTTTCCGAGCTTGTCTCTGAACTCGGAATAGATAACGTCGCCTCTGATTTCTTGTTTGGTTTGCGCGGTGCACGCGCTACAGACTTTGGGGGTTCAAAATCGTGAGACTTGATGTAGCCGCGGTCATGATCGGGATGCTCTTTGACGTTCCCGCAAACGCCACACTTCGCCTCTTTGTCTGCTGTGGGTTCTTTCTGCGCCAGCGGACTTGCGGAGGACTTCTTTGTGGACCGCTGACGTGGCTGTGGCGCCAGAGACTTCTCCAGCGCACCATACGCCGCTCGTAAGGCGTTAACCACGGCTTCTTCCTTCTCCACTACGCCTATCGCCGCAACCGCCTCCGAACGCCGCTTTGCCAGCAAGTCTTCCGCAAGTGTTAATTGCTGTCGCGCGTCACTCAGCACCTGTTCGTATTTAGTAATCGGCTTCGCCATCTCGATTTCCTTTCGCATCAATCCCCGATCTGGAAGTTTTAGGACCAGCGACCCCTGCCCCTAGCGAGAAAGATCGCCAGCCCCTCGTTCGCGCGACTATTTTCCGGGCGTGTCACGCGAACTAATCTGGAGCGGGAATGTCCCCTCACAGGAGCACGAATCCCAGAAGATCAAGAAATTCGCACTCGCAAACATCCCCGCATAACTTTTCAAAGACGCCTGACGCTCATTTTCAACTAAATGATTTTGAGGGGCGGCCTGTCACCAAAGACGTACAGCTACCTCCGACATCCTTTGATTTGCATCGTTGGCCTGTAAGCCGCCCGTAAATTTACTGAGAGGCGTTGGTAAGTTCGGACACCTAAGCGCCCTAGCCTCGTAAGAACGTTCTATGCAAACGCCGGCTCCTCAGTGCTGATCAGGTTTGGATCTTTCTTCGCCGCCTCTCTTGCTCTGTCAACCAAGTCATCCCATGCTGGAAACGCTCGCTTGGCGTTAGCGATTACCTGAACATTAAGATCCGTCATCTTTGCGTTAGTCACACAACGCTTGAATACCCGATTCATATCCGAGATGGACTTATCGACTTTCTCTCGATACTCCATTGGGGTTTTGAATCCGTAGAGCATCGTTAGATAGTTTGAGTACTCAATCTTCCAATTCTTTTCGAAGCGAAAGAGTTTTTCGTCAAATAGGATTTCTTGCTCCAGTCGCGGACGCTCTTTGTTCAAAACGTATCCCGTGATCTCGGTAAGATCCGCAACGTACTCGCTCTCGACCGGCGAGGGATTCAGGATCGGAAACTCAAGTAGCATGCAGTCATCGCGGCAGACGTAAACTATGTGCGCCTCGTTCATCCCCAGCGACTTGAGATAGTGAAACGCCTGTGATCGATGGTTAACGCCCGGCTGTTGTGATCGGTCATACTTCGCGTACATGAACGTCGAACAACTTTTGATTTCTAAGACGATAGTCTTTAATGCGTCGTTACCAAATTGCTTTTCAAGGCTGTCAATGATCGCCAGCGAAGCGTTTTCCAGCATTTCCGGTAAGCCAAGAAAGCTTAGTTCCTTGCGCGCCTTGCGCCAGTCGGGTTGGCCGCCCGCCAGGAAGTCAAGTTTGCCCGACACTCGCAAGAGGCCCGGATACTGGTAGCTGAGTCTGGTTTGCTGTTCGACCAATATCCCGGCCCGCTTCAGTACCAATGCGCAAAGCCATTCCCAAATGTCACCCGCCTGAAACTTTCTTAGGCTGCGATTGTTTGGCGCGTTACTCGGCTGAACGCCGCTCATCTTCAAATAACGGTCAAGCATCCCGCCGCCGATCTCCGAAGCCCACACGTAGTCTCGCGGGACCAGCAAACGCTCTTGACGAACCACTAGCGATTGATTCCAAACGTTCGCAAAGTCCCACGATGGACCATCGTGAACCACTCGCGGCTCAGGCAGGGGCGCGGTCCACCCAAGCGCGGCCTTAAGTTTTTGCAGTAGAGCGTTAGCGATCATGGTTGCCCCTAAAAAGGAATATCGTCGTCTTCAATTGGAGGCGCGTCACCATACGGATCTTCGTCTGCCGGCCGTTCGTTAAATTCGTGATGGCCGTTTGACTGTTCCCCGAGCGCGGCCCGTGCTGCCGCCACACGTGGGATTACGACGTTAACCATCCGCTCTTGTAAGAATTCCATCTGATCATCAAAGTTCCACTTGCCCCCAAGTCGCTGAATTGGCTCCGGACATTCGCCGGGGTTTTGCCGCGTGTACTTTTGTGGAACCGAAACGCTCTTTTCGTCTTCTTCGTTTTCCCGCTGCCCGACAAAGAAAGCGGTGGAATCCGTTTTCGGATCAAGCCAGGCGCGAAACTCAACCGGACGCAGAAAGTCGATGTTCTCCGCAAGCTTCATAAAGCGACTCGAAACGCGTGATTGAAACGGAAGTTCAAGCACCCCCTTTTCACCGTTGGCGTCAAGGTAAATCTTCCAGCTCATGTATCGCTGGTCGTACTTATCTTCAGTGTCGCGCCACTCGATCTTCGTCACCATTGCCTCCACGGTTTGGTAGCGCTTTATAAACTTAATGACGATCTCTTTTGTTGACGGATTCATAACCTCGACGGGTACAAATCCCGGCCTCTCTTTTGACGACTCTTCGCAAATCGAGTTGTGCTTAATCACAAAGAATCGACCGTTGCTTTCAGTGCGTTCCTGAAATCCTCTCATTGCTTTCCTTCTCTCAGTCCCGCTGCTTTACCCGTGAAGTAAGCCTTGCGAAACATAAATTCGTAAGTCTCTTTTAGTGACGCGATGCCTAACTCGGCAGTCTGTTTGAAGATCAATTCAAACTCACAACGCATTCGCGCTTCTTCAAACTCCGTCTCTCCGCGCATCATTAGCGGATTTGGATCAACTGGATTTGATTGAGCACGTTTCATTTAGCCTCTTGCTGCTCTTTCTGCTTTAGCTGCAAGTACTTTTCCAAGTAGTTCGTAGTTCACGTGTTCACCGCGAAGGATTGCTGGCCGCTCGATCTCTATCGCCTCGCCTCTTAACAGCAAATCCGTTCCACGCTCGCTATATCGAAGCGCTTCATCGATCGAGCCCCGCTCAGCAGCGAGTGCGGCGAGTCTGAAATATTCAGAAGCAGTTTCAGTGATGATGCTCATTGCTTGACCTCCGGTGGATCCGGTATGTGGCCCCTGATGAACGCAAAGAAGTCTTCGGCTCTAGCGCCCTCAGGCGTTTCCGCGTCATAGTGGAAGTATGGCAACGAGACGAAGTAGTCACTGCGGACCTTCTGAAGTGCCGCGAAAACGCACTTCCACGAACAGCAATCAACCTGATCAGCCCGCTGCTCACCGTTCCGAAAGACAGTAAAGTTCAGCGCCGCGCCATCTTCGGGAAACACGCGCCCGCATTCATCGCAACCACGAACCTCATCGCTCAAGCGCTTGCGCGAGCCGCAGTGATCGCAAGTTTCGAATTCAGCTTCTTTAACGATTCCCATTCCATCTCCACCTAAGCCGACCGTCTCTCAAACTTGGATCGCAGATCAATTCGCTATTGCAGTTCAAACACCCGATCGTGTCGCCTTCGCGCATTAAGGGTTCTTTCTGATCTCCCCGGCGATACATTTCGTATTCAAGAGCCATGCGGCAACACTTCTCCACGCCGTTGTAATTCACTCGCCATGTAGAGTTAGGTTCGGACATCATCCTTTTTGCGTTTCGCGCGCCCGTGTCTCAAACATGTCATACAGAACGGTGTCCGGTTCGACGCCTTCCTTCTCAGCAACGGCAATCACCGCATTGCGCGCGGCTTGGCAATACTCAGCAGAGGGGTTCAGATCGTCACACTGGCCGACGCGATAGGTAGCCCATATTCTTTGCTGCATCGGTCGCGGGACCATCTTCCAGTGCGGGTAACACATGAAGACTTCCGGCTTGATCGGCGTCGTGCAATTCGTTGCATGGCAGTGATGGGCCATTTCTCTTCCTCTCCCTCAGTAGAGACAGCAGACAGCGGTTATTCTTCGAAGATCTCGCTTACAAAGTAGACGCGCTTACCTCCCTCGAAAACCTTTTCAAAGTCTTCCTGCTTCTTGCCGTCGGTGCCTTCTTTTTGTCTCCAGTGGCTGAAGTCGCAGTAGTTTTCACCGATGCCATCCGACATCTGTCCGGCGAATTTATCTGCGGTCTTTTGGTTTGGAAATCTAACAATGATGTCGTAGCTCATTAGCCCTGCTCCTGCACTTTCAATCTCAGACCGTTCATTCCTAAGTTCTGTGTCTTCATAAACCTAATTTTCATTTCTCTCTGTGGGGGATAAATCCCTCAGTACCGGGAATTCGCTAGCAATGAAAATAATGTTTGCAATTTAGAAAAGATGCCCTCATAATGCCGCGCCTTACTTCCCCTAACGGCTTAGAAACTTTCGGCGTGTGCGGCGTCTAAAAGTTTCCCGCCCGCCCCTTTTCCTTCTCAATCTAAACTTACGCAGCTTGCGCCCGACGGAGGGCCGCTTTGACTTCAGGGACGCGTTCCAAGAGTTTTCTCAATACTTGCGACTCGGTACGCCCGTCTTTTTCTGCGATGTCTTTGATTAGATCTTTAACTGGAAGCGGGACGAATCCGGCCACAAGATGTAGCCGCTGACGTTCGGATTTTGACTTGGTTCCCATATCGCCGTGGATAATACTTAAGGTTCTTAAGGTTTGCAAGTGTTATTTTGTTTTTGATTTTGCTTAAGGATATAAAGCTAGAAACGGGGACATTAAGGTGCTAAAACCTCATGGCATGGCAAAGGCAAAGCGCGCGGCGATGGTCGGAACGATGGTTCCTGACGAGCTCAAGGAAGAATTACAAAGGATTGCCGACGCGGATTCGAGGTCTCTCAGCTTCGTAGTGTTTGCTATGATTGAACGCGGCCTTACGCAGTACAGAAAAGACAAACAACTCCGCCCGAAAAATGACTCACGACTCGCGGTGATTAGGGCTAGGGCAGAAGATTCTCCCGCACAGAAGAAAACGAAGCCGTGATAATATCCCCCGTTATCAGCAGCTCAACAACAGTGGTTCCGCTCTATTCTATGAAAATTGCCGCCGGTCCTCCGTCACCAAATGAAGACTCGATTGAAGACCGCATAGATCTGACTGAATATCTAATTCCACGGCCCGAAAAATCCTTTTTGATCCGCGTTGAAGGCGAAAGCATGATTGACGCCGGGGTTTTTCCCGACGATCTTTTGGTGGTTGAGCGCGCAGATGAAGCCCAAAACGGCGATGTGGTAGTCGCCCTGATCGGCGGGCGGTTTACGGTAAAGCGATTTCAGCGGCACGGCGATCGACTGCGCCTGGTTTCGGCCAACAAAGAGCGTCCCGAATCACGCCATGAAGACTTCTCCGTGTGGGGCATCGTCCGGTATTGCATCCATAAGTTCTAGGTAATCCCAACCACAAAATCCCTTAAATCGCGGCAAGTACTCAGGTTCCCGTCTGCCTGAAAATAAATCATTAAAGAGCAAAATATGTCTTGCAAACCTTAAGGTTCTTAAGGTAGTATCTGTCTATTGAAACGGAGACGCTAAATGAACAACAACGACTTATTAAACAAAGATTCACTAATGCTAACGCTGGTAGTGCTGGCAATGATTCTTGCCTTGGCTATTTCAGTAGGCCCGGCCGCAAAGAAACGGCTGGGAGAGATGCTTACCGATCCACTCAAGGTTCAGCAAGTAACGAAGGCGTAACGAAAGGCAAACTCAGATGCGAGTTACTTACACGATTTTCGAAAAGTCACGGCGCGGCGGCGAGTACGTCCGTGGACAAGTGGCATTCAACCACTACGGGCGCAGCGAAGACAACCGACTTGAGGATCGCATTGTGTCGGATCTGCAAAGCGACTACGGCCTTGACTGGACAGGGGATACGAACGGCATCCGCATTGAAAGACGCGGGGCGGTTCAGGTTCAACAGATGGTGAAGGCGTGAACCGGGGAGAGACGCAAATGGCTAACTTAACTAACATCGACGGTAAGAGCTTTAGGCGGACGCCTCCGGCTATTAAGAGAATTGCGGCGGGCTATTACGAGATGCGCTTCCCCGTAACGCTGATCGCGGACGGTAAATCAACCGTCGTGACCGCCCATGCTGAAATCATCAAGAGAGAAGACGGTAGCGGATGGAGCTTTACGCTGAAGGCATCGCGTAGCGGCTTCGCCACCTATCTGTCAGCACATGAAGATATCTACAGCTCTAAGTCTCAAATAGTCGAATTCTTTTGCTCTGACAGATCGCGATACTGGGAATACGTGACCGATCACGGTCTGAATTCTTGGTGCATGTCCAACGTGAATGCGGTGAAGGCGTAAGGGAAGGGGAGGAACCCATGCATAACATTCGAGTGGGCAGCAAGCGCGTTTTGTTGACGGATGCAGAGATCGAGGAACTTGATCGCTACCGCGCCAGCGAAAAGTACGCGTTAGTTAGATCGCTGGAGAAGAATACGCGCGATTTAGCGGCAACAAGACGGGCATTCGACGCCGCCGGGGAACGGTTCCTTGAAACCATCCCAGACATCATCGACTCGGTTAATTGAGGGGAGAGAGACGCAATGGCAAATAGGGCAACGGTGATGAACTCAATAATCGCAGACAAGACAATGGATCGAGCACCGCGGAATCTTGAAGCGCAGCGGCTCAGCAATTTAACCGGACGCGCTATCGACTGGCGCACGGTGGACTGCCGGTGTGATGAGAATCCCTTTTGCGACAGGTGCTCAGGACTAGGCGCGTATCACGAAGCGTTTTATTTGAGTTGCAATCACCCGGTTATAGACGGAGCGGATCTCGAGTGCGAAGTAGCCGGATGCGCAGAGCGCGAGGCGCGGAAAGCGGAGGCGGCGTAATGGCCCGCGTCTTAATAGCCTGTGAGTTTTCGGCAATCGTTCGTGACGCCTTTTTAGCGCGTGGGCATGATGCTTGGTCTTGCGATCTCCTGCCGACCGAAGGTGATTCTCGCCGACATATCCAAGCCGATTTCCGCAGCGTGGTTCAGGGTTCCTGGGACTTCGTTGGCTATCACTATGAATGTCGAGTAATGGCGAATAGTGGTGTCCGTTGGCTAGCGGTTAAGCCGGAACGCTGGTACGAGCTTGAAACGGCCTGCGAGGTATTCAACCTAACTCTTAGGGACGCGCGGCCCGGTTACTCAGAGAATCCGATTCAGCACTGTCACGCGAAACAGCGTATTGACCGCGAGCAGGATCAGACAGTTCAGCCGTGGTGGTTTGGTGAACCGTTCTTCAAGGCAACCTGTCTGTGGCTTCGCGGCATTTCTCCGCTCACGGCAACCAACCGTCTGACACCGCCTGCAACGGGCACGCCCGAACATAAAGCCTGGTCTGCTGTTCACCGTGCACAACCGGGTCCGAATCGCTGGAAAGAGCGTAGTCGCACGTTTCGACGTTTAGCCGTTGCGATGGCTGAGCAGTGGGGTTAGTCAAACGAGGAGTAAACGATGAAACAGCTACTCCAGAAGAGCATAGAGAGGGGATACCGATGCTAAACCTAATCACAATTACAGAGACACCAAGCGATCTGATCCGGTCTCGCGCGCGCCTTATGTGGGCCACAAAGTACGACTCAGGTCAACACACGATCTCATACAAAGTCGTGCCGCACGGATCGTCATTCGACCATAAAGGAAAAGACAAACGGATCGTGTTGTTCGATCTGAGGCGCGGCACCGCTGACTGCTTATCGCTCGAGACTGGCGAAGTTTGCGAGGCTAACAGTTTCGGACGTTTGTGCTCGCATGTGTATGCAGCTCATAGATCGATGGAAGCTGCGAACAAGAGAGTAGGAAAGGCAGCGTGAATATTGGGGTTTGATGCCAAGGGTTTACCGCCTTGGTTGTCGCAAACAATACATGAGAACAGCCATCCGTCGTCACGGCATCGCGGCTCTGGGAAGAAATTGGCTAGAGCGATCGGTTGGTAGCTGATCGCGCGGCGTTTAGATACGACGCGCAGGGCGGACTCGGCCCAACAATTTTAATTGAGGGAGAGAGACGAGATGGAAAACGAAAACTCATGACTGTTAGCAAAGAACAAGCAATGGCAATGTTCGATCACGATCTCAACGGCTTCATGGATGAGATACGCGGGTTGTTGGCCCATTACCGCATCGGAGATTGGGATGCGTATTTATTCTTTCGCAAGCCTGACTGCCCGGAAAGCTACGTATTGAAATATGAAGCGAACGCGGGTGACGAATTCGCAAAGAAGATTGTCGCCCTGCATACGGAGGACTGAATCAGTTTGAGTTCCACACGGAGAAGGGGTTGAGAGATGGTCTATCGAGAAAACGCGCAGGACGAAACAAAGGAATTAGCCGACTATCTAAAGGGCTACGGCGACGCGGTGCAGAACGCGAAGATCTCCCGCGCCGCCGAATGGATGGAGAAGCTTTCGTGGAACGTGTGCGGGCAGGGCTATGTCGGGTGTAGCGGCGGGCACGATTGCGGCTCAGATCACAAGTGAAGGATTTCAGCAATGACTACACGCAACACAGAAACAGAACCTGACGACTTCGAGTACGCGACTCGCGTTGACGTGAACATCGCGATCCTGCGCGAGATCGCAAAGATTCGTCTTCGCGAACGCTTGCCGCGCGTGATGGCCGGCGTGGCCCAACACTTGATCGCTGCCGGGGTTGACTTCTCCAAAGTTGACTACTCGCGCATTACTGAACCTACAGAAGCAGACCTAAACGCAATTTACGAGGACTTGATATGAGCACACAACGCGAAAATGTTTATACCTGTCCGAAGTGCAAGGGCCTGACCGTCACGATAGACATTGATGAGGGGGTGACTCCAATGTTTCTAGACTGCCGCGCCTCTGGCCGTGAAGGTGATTGTGACGGCATGGCGGTTTCAGCGATGTATCCCAAAGGACCGCGACCATCGCATATCCCTGCGCCCGCGTGGGAGTGGTTCAAACCAGCCGGACCTGATTACGACAATCTCGGTCTCGATATCAGAAAGCGAACACCGTGACCACGGAAACAGAATCCGTAAATGCCGCGCTAGTTGAGTTGAGGGAGATGTTTCCCGGCCGAGTTGTATGGATACGCCAAGATGCCGACTGGTTTGACGAAGAAGGTCCACACTTTGAATCTACGGTGAAGATTGGCTTTCTCAGAACTGACCCAAAATTCAAGGCCCCAACCCTCGCGGAGTGCATGGCTCAAGTGCGCAAGTGGAAGGAATCGCAATGACTAAAGACGAAATAAAAGATCTTAAAGACGTACTACGCGACGCTGCGTGGTCTATTGTTCGAGACTCTG